CTGACAGGTATAATCAAAGCATACAAGCTTTTGGTCTACAGCAAATGGGTAGACGAAGAAGAGGAGAATACGACAGTGGAGTTCCTCGAATAAAAATACCTTCACCGTCACCATAAATTTAAGGAGAAAACATGGCTATAACAACTAATGCTATCTGTAATACTTTTAAAAAAGAATTATTAGAAGCAACACACAATTTTAGTAACCCAGGTGGTAACACATTCAAGTTATCAATGTATACTAACTCGGCTACTTTAGGAAAATCGACAACATCATTTACAACTGGAAACGAAGTATCTTCACCATCAGGTGGTTACTCTTCTGGTGGTAAAGCACTTGTAAACACAGGAACATCTTTAGCTACGAACACAGCTATTACAGATTTTTCTGACTTATCTTTTACTGGTGTAACAATCACAGCAAGAGGTGCTTTGATTTACAACGATACTGCAACTGGAGATCCAGCTGTAGCAGTATTAGATTTTGGCGGTGATAAAACTGCAACTGCAGGAACTTTCACTATTCAGTTCCCAGCATTTACAACGAGTGCAGCAATATTAAGAATCGCATAACTTAAAGGAGGAGCCTGCTATGGCGAACATTACTAATTTGTTTTCTGTAGCGGGACTTCCGTTAGGAGTTCTTCGTGGCTAATACATGGGGAGCACAAAACTGGGGCACAGGTACTTGGAGTGATCAAGACTCTACAGCTGTTGAACTTTCAGGTATCTCACTTTCATCATCAATTGGAACATTAGAATTTGCAGGTTCTGTAAATGGATGGGGTAGAGCTGAGTGGGGTTCTGGTGCTTGGGGTATTACTGGATCTGTTTTAGCTACAAGTCAATCGCTATCTGCAACTTTAGGTACAATTACAGTTGATGCTAAAGTAGAACAAGGATGGGGCCGAGGAGGCTGGGGTAACAGAGCTTGGGGTGAAACATTCTCAGTTCAATTAACTGGTCAACAAGCAACAGTTACAGTAGGTACAGCGATTGGAAAAGCTGATGTTGATGTATCAATTACAGGTTTAGATTTATTAACGATTACTCAAGGTTTAAATTCAATACAAATTGATAATGATGTATTTGTATTTGCGTCTGAAAATCAAATAGATACAGCGATAGGAACGGTTCCATCAGTTACAGGGACAGCTTTAGTTGAACCAACTGGTCAATCATTAAGTACATCACTTGGTACGTTTTTAGTTGAGCCTAAAATACCTGTAGATGTTACAGGAGTATCAGCTTCATTATCCCTAGGTAGTATTACATTAATTCAGTCAACTAATGAGTCCGTAACAACAGCTGGATTATTAACAGGTTCGGTAGGTTCTATTATACCAGTTTCTATTTATGATGTTACAGGAGAATCTATAGCTAGCTCCATAGGCTCAGTAACAGCAATTGGAGAAGCAAATACTAACGTTACTGGTATAGGGTTGACGGCAAATATCGGTTCGGTTAATATTACGGCATGGAGTGAAATTAATCCTGGAGTAAATAATACATGGACCCCAGTTGATAGGGCTGCATAATTTTGTTAAAATAGGAGACATATGGCATCAAGTTATTCAACAGATTTAAAACTAGAATTAATGGTAACTGGCGAAAACGCTGGTACATGGGGTGATAAAACTAATACAAATTTAAACTTAGTTCAACAAGCTATCGCAGGTGTAGAATCAATTACACTTACTGATGGTGGAACAAAAGCATTAGCAATGTCTGATGCTGCATTATCAGATGCAAGAAACATGGTTTTAAAACTTGCAACAATTACTTTATCTGGTGCAAGTAACTTAACGATACCTGATGGTATTGAAAAATTTTATATTCTTGATGCAACAGCAGTAACTAATCCTACAAACTTAACTTTTAAAACAGCATCAGGAACAGGATTTACTTTAGATGCTGCAAAAATTTACGCAGCATATTCTAATGGTACAAATATTATTGAAGTATCTTTAGATTCTTTAGGTGGTACTATTGGAACTGCTCAAGTTGCAGACAACACAATTACAGCAGCTAAAATTTCAAACAACGCAGTTACAACTGACAAAATTTTACAATCAAATGTTACGACAGCAAAACTTGCTCAAAACTCTGTAACAGCAAATCAAATTACACAATCAACAATTACACAAGCTAAATTAGCTGCAAACTCTGTTGGACCGAATCAACTACAATCAACAGCAGTAACAGCTGGTTCATACACTTTAGCTTCTATCACAGTAGATGAGGATGGAAGATTAACCGCAGCATCAACTGGAACTGCAGGCGGTGGTAATATGTACAAAACCACTAGAATTGATGCAACAAATTTAGCTACTGCGCCACTACTAATTGATGCAACAAACGGAGGTTCTGGTAATTTTACAGCAAACCCGGCTACTTCAAAAATTCATGTTTATATAAGAGGAAGTGGTGGAGCAAATGGTCCAATACAATCTCCCCCTTGGCCAAGCAACACTTATGGAGGACATGCTGGATTTGCTATGTATAAAATTCCAGTAACTCAACCGTACACTGTTCCATGGAGTGTTGGTGCACGGGCTACGAGAAACGACCCTACTCAACCTGGTACTGATGGTAATCCATCAGTTTGGGATACCAACATAGTAGTAAATGGTGGACAAGCAGGCGGAAATCCAAATCCTATACCAGCACAACCAAATAACAGACAAGGTGAACCAGGTAATGTTGGTGGTAATGTTACGGCAACTTTAGACTTTTCAGCTTTAGCAAGAGCAAATACTCCTGCACCAACACCTGCAGCTCAAGCAAATCCAGTGTTCAATTCTAGTCTGGGTGGTTTTTTTGTTGATAATCCAATGGCAGATGAAGCAAATTTATATGGTCCAACAAATGCTCCAGTTGTAAATAGAGAAATAGGTTCAGGTCCAAGAGGCAGTCAACCGTTTGGAAATGTAGGTGGAATTCACATATTTGAGGACATAGGTTAATGGCAAAGCTTTGGTTTAACGAAAATAAAAATACTGATCGTTTTGTTGTGGCTACAAAGACAACAACAGATGAAAGTTACGTTAATGGAAAGAATTCTTTATATTCGGTTGATATTTCTGATGCTGAATTTGATAGTTTATCTAATGGTTCAAAAACTTTTACATGTGTAGATGGCACAGTAACTTGGTCAGACTTTACTCCTAGTTCAGATACAATGGATAGAGAAAATTATGAAAGATCTTTAAATGTTTTTAAAGAACAAGTAGATGGCAAAATTACTTTTAAGACAGCACATTCTAAAATTACTGAATTTACTGCATTAAAAACATATCTTGATGCAATCGATTTAGACTCTAAAACCTATCCTGTGACAAATCTTGTAAAAGAATTAATTGATAATAATAAATTTGTTGATTTAAGAACTTTTTAGTTGTATTCAAATCTGAATGTTTTTCAGAAAAAAAATTAAATTTCATTTTCCGAAAGGAACTAAAGAATCTTTTAAAGATATATTTCCATCACCAACGACAACTAATATTCCTGATTGGTTTAAAAAATTAGAACATAAAATAGGTAAGTTAACAATTAAAGGGTGTATGCCTTTTTTAGATTCTTTAACAGCAGGCTATATACTTAAATTTCCACAGGATTTTGAAGTTGCGCATAATGTAAAAAAAACTGAAGATGGTCAACTAGATAGTTTTTTTAACACGTCTCTAAAAAGTTCAACAACAAAAGGATTAGGTTTAAATATAAATACTGAAATACCTGATGTTCATGCAATACAACAACTTGGCGAATGTCCTTTTGTAAAAACAAATAAAAATTTGCCATTTTATAAAATTTTACTGCCTTTCACTATTCAAACACCACCAGGATATTCAACTTTGTTTACACCTATTCTTAATAATCAAGATGATAGATTTTTTCCAATAGCTGCTATAGTAGATACAGATAAATATAAATCTTATATAAATATTCCTATAGTTATTAATGGAGACAAATATAAAACCTTAAATACTTTATTTGAAAAGGGTACTCCCTTATGTCAAATTATTCCCTTCAAAAGAGATAATTGGCAAAGTGAAATACTTGAAAATAAAGAAGATGGTTGGTATAAGCTTATGTTGGCAAAATTAAAAGTCCATACAAAAATGATTAACAATTATAAAAAATATATTTGGGTAAAGAAAAGATGGAAATAAAAGATTTTATAAAGATAGAAGACAAAACTTTACCTCCTGAAGTTTTAGCAAGTTGTATAAAGTATTTAAATAAAGTCCAGTTTCATGCAGCAGGTGTTGTTGGTACTTTTGAAAACCCTAGTGTTGTAGATAAAAAAACAAGAGATGTTGATACATGGTGTTTTGGTAATGTTAAAACAATGTCTGATATTCATTGGACATCTTTGTTTATAGCCATGATTAAAAAAATCGCTTTGAAATATGACAAAGATTTAAATTTAAGAAATGGTGCATGTGTTCAAAAAATATTAAATGTTGATGCTCTAAGATATAAAGTTGGAGGACACTATATTCCTCATGTAGATCATGGAGCACTCACTCCTAGGACATTAAGTGTAATTTATTTTTTAAACAATGATTATGAAGGTGGTAAATTAAATTTTGTTGATCCTCAAGATCACAAAAAAATAGTTCATACAGTTGATCCTGAACCAGGAAGATTAATTATGTGGCCATCAAATTTTATTTACCCTCACGGTGTAACACCAGTAACAAAAGGAGAAAGGTTTGTAATTGTATCATGGTTGCTTTAACTAAATTAACTTATAAGAGAATAAATAATTTACTTACTAAAGAAGAAATAGCTTTATTAAGTGACTATTGTAAATCAAAACATATGGATAATAATTCGAGTTTTGATTTTCAACAAAATAATAATGGTGATACTTTTTTCTACAAAGATTTTGTTATGCAAGCTTTATTGAAAAGTAAAAAAGAAATATTTGAAAAGGCTACAGATTTAAAACTTTTAGAGGCATATACTTTTTGGAGATGTTATACTTATAATGCTATTTTAAAAAGACACAGAGATAGACCTTCTTGTGAAATAAGCGCAACGATATGTATTGATTCAGACGGAACAAAATGGCCAATATATATGGGTGGGACACCAATGGAATTAAATCCTGGTGATGCTGTAATTTATAATGGTTGTCATATTGAACACTGGAGAGAAGCTTTTACGGGTGATTATCAAATGCAAGTTTTTTTACACTACGTTGATGCTAACGGACCATATAAAGAATTTGCTAACGATAATGAAGAAGCAAGAAAGAAATACGGTATATAATGCACATAAAACAATATGATGATGGTACAGGTGAAATTTGTTTTTCTTGGAAAGAAATTTGGACATTAATTAAAAAGAAAAAACTTGTCTTTGATGCTGAGCACATGAAATCTCTTGCTACTATGTTTGTTCACATTGGTATAACAATGTCTGAAAAATTACCTGAAGAAAAGCAAGATATTAGAGATAAAATAGAAGCTTAATACCTACATTTAAAGATATTATTTGTTGTGTTATAATTCAGCATGCCATTAGCAAAGATAAATATAGCACCAGGATTTGATAAGCAATCTACTCCAGCAGACGCTGAAGGACGTTGGGTAGATGGTGATAATGTAAGATTTAGATATGGAGAACCTGAAAAAATTGGTGGATGGTCAGCTTTAGTTAATAAACAAATAGTTGGAGCTGCGAGAGCTCAACATGTTTGGGCTAATACCGATGGTAAAAAATATGCTGCTATTGGCACAGACAAAGTTTTAGTTATTTATTTTGATGGTGCCTTTTACGATATAACACCTTTAGATACAGACAATTATTCAACAGGCGCAGACATAACAACAACCAACGGATCAACTACAGTAACAATTACTACTACTGGAGTACACAATCTTGCTGTAGGAGATATTATAACCTTTGCAAACGCTGGATCTTTTGGTGGTGATACTAATTACACAGCAGCAGATTTTGATGACAAACTTTTTGAAGTACAGACTGTTCCTACAACAACCACTTTTACGATTACAATGCCTACAGCTGAAACAGGATCAGGAGAAACTAATGATGGTACTTTAGATGTTAGACCCTATGTTCCTGTTGGCCCTTTAAATCAAACAGCTGGCTATGGCTGGGGAACATATTTTTTTGGTGGAAGACCAGTAGCTGAAACGACAACTACAATGAATAATGCTGGTAACATGTTAGTTGGAGATACCTCAGTTATTTTAACAGACTCTTCTGTTTTTCCCGCATCAGGTAAAATAAGAATTGGATCTGAAGATATGGAATACACAACCAACACCACTGGCACAAACACAATTAGCGGAATTACAAGAGGAATAAATGGGACCTCTGCAGCTGAACACACTGATGGATCTACTGTCACTGACATTACAGAATATACTGGTTGGGGTGATGCTTCTTCAACTAGCTCAGTAATAATTGATCCAGGTAATTGGTCATTAGATAATTTTGGTAATATTTTAATTGCTACAGTTCACAATGGTAAAACTTTTACTTGGGATGCAGGTGCTGCCAATCCTTTACAAACGAGAGCTGCTATTGGATCGGGAATGCCTACAAAATCTGTAATGACAATAGTTTCAGATAGAGATAGACATTTATTTCATTTAGGTACAGAAACAACAATTGGTTCTTCATCTACACAAGATAAAATGTTCATTAGATTTTCAGATCAAGAGAGCACAAGTGTGTACGAACCAACATCAACGAATACTGCAGGAACATTTAGATTAGATGATGGAACTCGAATTATGGGAGCATTTAAAGGTAAAGATTATATTTTAGTTTTAACAGACACAGCTGCATATGAAATGCAGTTCGTGGGACCACCTTTTACATTTTCAATAAGAAAAGTTGGATCTAACAATGGTTTGCTTGGACAACATGCTGGTATTTTTGCAAATGGAGCAGTTTTTTGGATGGGTAAAACAGGAGGGTTTTATGTTTACGACGGTACAGTTAAATCGATTCCTTGTTTAGTCGAAGATTTTGTATTTACAACAGATGGAAATAATCCAGGAATAAATTATAATTCAGGTCAAATAGTTTATGGCGGAATAAATGAATTATATTCTGAAATAAATTGGTTTTATCCAACAGCTAATTCAGATCAAATAAATAGAGTAGTAACATATAATTATGACGAAAATGTTTGGACAACAGGAACATTAGATAGAACTACATGGGTTGGATCGACAGTTTATGAACAACCTTACGCAACTGATTTTAATGCATCTAACACTCCTACATTTCCTGTGGTTAGTGGTGTATCAAATGGAGCAACAATTTATTATGAGCATGAATCAGGAGTTAATCAATCAAATGGTGATGGAACTGAAACAGCCATAACTTCATTTATAAAATCAGGAGAGTTTGATTTAAATGGAAGACAAGGCGTTCCTGGAGACGGTGAATTTTTAATGAGTATAAAAAGATTTTTACCTGATTTTAAACGTATTAGTGGTAACGCAAAAGTAACTATATTTTTAAATCAATTTCCACAAGGAACTACGGCTTCATCAAGTCCATTAGGTCCTTTTACTCTCAATTCAACTACATCAAAAGTAGATACTAGAGCAAGAGCTAGATTGGTGGCTGTTCAAGTTGAAAACGAAGGATTAAATCAAAGTTGGAGATACGGTTCTTTTAGATTTGATATAAGACCTGATGGAAGAAGATAATGGCAAAAATAACTATACAAATACCTGAACCAAAACCTGAGTATTCTCAGGAAGATCAAAGACAAATACTTCAAGCCTTTAGAACTCTTCAGTCTCAGTTGAACTTCTCATACGAGAATGATATAAAAAACAAACAAGATGCATTTACTTATTTTTTATCATGACAATACAATATAAAAGTACAACCTATAATCTTACAACAACCAACTTAACAACTGTGTTGACTATATCAACTTCATCTTCAGCAATATGTAAAATGGTTCAAGGATCTCATGCAACTGCAAGTAATGTTGATGTTGATCTTTATTTAAAAAAATCAGGAGGATCAGATGTTGAGATAGGTCATGTGACTTTAAATAAGTCATCTGAAAACCTTATAAAAGATACTTTAAATTTAGAAGGTGGCGACATATTAAAAATTCAAGCAGGTACAGCTAATGAAATTACAGGTGTTGTAAGCTACGCACAAATAGATAGATCTCAAGAAAATGGCTAAAAAGAAAGCACTCTTTGGAGTTAGCAATTACCATAAAAGAACACCTAAAAAACGTCCTGGAAGAATAAGAAAGAAGCACGGACCACGTGCCTGCAAAAGAAAAAAAAGTCGTGGACAAGGAAGATAATTTTTAATAAAACGTTTACATGAATATTCTTGGAGTAAATATCTCTCATGATCCTGCTATTTGTTTTTATAAAAATGGAAGAGTGTATGAATTTTACAATGAAGACCGTTTTATAAACGTAAAAAATGATGAGTTTCATGCTGATCTACAAATAATGCAATCAATACAACAAAAGGTAAAATCAAAACCAGATTTTGTTTGCTATGCTTCATATGGAAGAAACCAAGCTTATACTAGAATTAATGATTATCAAATTATAAATAAGATTCAACATCAGTTAGGCCATCCCAAATATTATTTTACTGAAAGAGAACATCATCTTTATCACGCTTGTTCAGCATTTTATTTTTCAGGTTTCGACGAAGCAGCAGCTATTGTTGTTGATGGTGGAGGAGCTGCATGTCATGAAGTAAGTTATTCTGAAATGGAATCAATTTATTTTATGAATAAAAAAACAGTATATCCAATTTATAAACATTCAAGCAATAGAAGAATCGATATGATTATGAATAGGGAAAATCAGTTAACTGAACTTTTTAAATACCAGGGAGGGTATTTAAATTATTTTTCAAATCGTGCTATTGGTGGACATACCTTTTCTATGGCAGCACAAAAGATTGGTTATAAATCTGGACATGACTCAGGTAAAGTTATGGGTCTTTCGTCTTATGCTTATGCTAAAGAAAGATATGAAAATTTAAATTATGACAAAGTAAAAATAGCTCAAGAGGCACAAGAAGTTACATTCAAAGAAACATGTGAATTGATTGATAATGCAAAAAATTTAAGCCGTAATATTGTATTATCAGGTGGTTACTTTTTAAATTGTTCTAATAATTTCAAATACGTAAAAAAGTACCCTGAAGTAAATTTTTTTGTTGACCCGATTCCTCATGATGCTGGGACTGCTGTAGGAGTAGCTGTTTATTATGATAACTATAAAAACTAAAGAAGAAGCTGTAGAGGTTTTACTAAAACAAATTCCATTAGTCATTTTTAATGGACCTAGTGAATGGGGGCCTAGAGCTTTAGGTAATAGATCAATACTTTTTGATGCTAGAAACAAAGATGCAAAAAATATTGTTAATAAATTTAAAAAGAGAGAATGGTGGAGACCTTTAGCTGGCACTATACTATTAGAACATGCTCATGAATATTTTGATTTAGGCACTTTAGAAGAAAGTCCATTTATGAGTTTTGCTGTTGATGCAAAAGAAAAAGCGTTAGAAAATGTTCCTTCTATTGTTCATGTTGATGGTACTTGTAGAATACAAACACTCAAGAGAACTCAAAATATTCCTTATTATGACTTAATAAATCATTTTTACAAAAAAACAGGTGTGCCTATGGTGCTTAACACTTCTTTCAATTTAGCAGGTTTACCAATTGTTGAAGATTATAGATTTCTTTTAAACACTGTAAATAATTCTGAATTTAAACATGTTTACATTCCTTATTAATATAACTATAAGAGTTACATGACTATTTATCACAAAATAAAATGCGAAACTAAAACTATTTACAGAAGTAAAAAAACTGGTGAAAGGTATGAAACTGAAGAAGCATTTTTAGCTCAACATCCAAAAGAAGATTTAGCTACTGATGTTGAAGTAATGGTTCCTGACCTTCCACTTTTTAGTAAAACAAAAAAATGATCTCTAAACAAATAGACAATTTTTTTGAGTTGCCAAATTTAATTTATCATGAATGTAAAAAAGTAGAATTATTTTCTATGAAAGATCATCCCGATGCATCTGCAACAACAAAATGGCCAGGGTATAGAAGTCTAGAATTAGGAGCAAGTCAGCCTTTATTAAAATATTTTTGTATGAAATATCTTGATCTTAATAATATAAAAGCAAAAATAGATCTTACTCCTATGTATATACATTCACGACCTTATGATGAAAACGATAAAGATTTTATACATGTCGATGCATCAGATTATTCTTTTTTAATATATGTAAGCAAAACTAATTTAAATAGTGGAACAACTTTATATAATGATAAAGATGAAATAATAAATGATTTTAAATTTGTGCAAAATAGACTTGTTTTTTTTGATAGTAAGTATAGACATATGGCTTATGGTCACCATGGTGAAAATATTAATGACTCAAGATTAACTATAAATGGTTTTATAAAATGAATCCATTAGGCGGAACTGAATTACAATATAAGTTTTTACAAGATAATGTAGAAAAATCTTTATTAGATCAATTTCAAATATGTCTTTCTGTGCCAGGAAGAGTTCCAATAGCTGCAAATAAAATAAATATTCTTTGGCAAAAGATGGCTCCGGATCAACCACACTTTCAAGAATTTTTTAAAGATAAAAAACAAATAGCACAATATGATTTTTTTGTATTTAACAGTCACTGGAATTATGAGCAATTTAGAAAAACATTTTCTATACCACACGAAAAATGCACAGTAATTAAAAACGGTATACCTGATATAAAGTTAAGAAATGTTTCTGAAAAAAAAGATAAAATAAAATTAATTTATCATCCGACTCCTTGGAGAGGATTGTCTGTTCTACTTGGAGCCATGCAATTAGTAAAAAATCCTAATATCGAATTAGATGTTTTTAGTAGCACAAAAGTCTACGGTACAGATTTTGAAAAACAAAATGATAATCAATACAAAGCTTTATATGATCAAGCTAAAATTTTACCAAATGTAAATTACATTGGATACAAATCAAATGAATACATATTAGATAACCTTCATACTTATGATGCTTTTGTTTATCCTAACATATGGGAAGAGACATTTTGTATATCAGCACTTGAAGCTTTAGCATGTGGTTTAGCTGTAGTAACAACGGACAACGGAGCACTTTATGAAACTTGTTCTGAATTTCCTGTATATATACCAATGGATAATAACTACAATAATCTAGCTATACAATTTGCTGCTGTAATTGATGGCTTACCTGAGCAATTAAACACACAAGGATTTCAATACCACTTAAAGTTTCAACAAAAGTTTTACAATCATTTTTACAATTGGAAAAATATTGCCGGACAATGGACAAATTTTTTAAAAGGGGCTGTAAATGCAAGATCCAAGTAAGCCTTTATGGTTTAATAAAACAATTGAACCAAAGACCGAAACAAAACCTGCAAAAAAGTTTTCTATCTTTGTAGCCACTCCTGTACATAGCGAGGTATCTATTCACTATTTTCAAGCTTGTTTAGAATTTCAAAAACATTGTTTAAAGAATGATGTGCTTGCTTCGTTTCAAGTTATGAAATCATCATTAGTTACTCAAGGAAGAAATCTTTGTGTTTCAAGTTTTATGGAAAGTAAACACACCCACTTGTTATTTGTTGATTCGGATATAGACTTTCAAACACAATCAGTATTTAAAATGGTGGCTGCAGATAAAGATGTAATATCTGTGCCATATCCATTAAAACAATTAATGTGGGATAAGGCTTATGAAAGAATATCTAAGGGAAATATTAAAAATGCAAAAGATTTAAAATATAAAGGTCTTTACACATATCCAATGAAAGTACAAGATGAGAAGAATATAAAGATTAAAGACGGTGTAATAGAAGTTACTCACTCACCAACAGGATGTATGTTAATTAAAAGAGAAGTAATAGAGAAAATGATTAAAGCTTATCCTGAAAAAGAGATAATACAAAAAACAGTTATAAATGGAGAATTAATAAATAGACCTTATTTTTACAATCTTTTCGATACTGAATTTGATCCAGTCAATAAATCTTATCTTGGAGAAGACTTTGCTTTTTGTAAAAGATGGAAAGATTTAGGTGGTAAATGTTATGCACTTATTACTGATAGAATCACTCATGTAGGAGAACATCAATACAGAGGCTGTTTTGCTGATGAGTTGATCAAAACTGAGTAAAATGGTAATATTACGGAATAACGTTAAAGTAATATTATGGATCCATTTACAATAGCTTTAGCCACATTTGGCGTACAAAAACTTCGAGGAAAATCTACAAGAACTGCACTCAAAGATGCAGCATTAGTAGGTGGTGCTTCTTATGGTTTAGGTAAAGCAGGAATAGGAGCATTTCAAGGAGCTCCACTTTCAAGTTTAGGTGTAGGCACAGGATCAGCAGTAGGTAGAGATTTAGCTGTACAACAGTCTGGTCAAGCAGCAGGAGGAGCGCAAAAAAACTTTTTACAAAGATTATTAGGTGAGAGAGCAACTAAAGATGCTGCAGGTAATATTATAAAAGAAGGTACAGGTTTTAGAGGATTAGGAACAGGAGAAAAATTATTTTTAGGTACAACAGCTTTAAGTTTATTTCCAGAAGATGAAGTACCGTTTGAACCTCCTTTCTCAGAAGAAGATTATAAAAAAGCAAAAGAAAGAGAAGCTGCAAAATTAGCGGGTGGTTTCGAACCAGCATCACCTTACACTGGGGGAATACAATCTTTTGCACCAGCATCAATATATGCTGCTAAAGGTGGCTTAGCTGAAATTAAAAAATTTAATGAAGGTGGTATAAATTATTTACCATCGAAATCTACTCATGATGAAAATGACGTACACAATTATGTAAGAGCACAAGGATATGTTGAAGATGGTGCAGGTAATGGTGACAAAGACGAAGATACTATGTTAGCTCAATTAGCTGACGGTGAATTCGTATCAAGAGCAGATGCAGTATTAGGAGCAGGAATTTTATCTGGCGCATCACCTAAAGACAGAAAAGAAATGAGATCAAAAGGTGCAAACTTTTTTTATGATCAACAAAAAAAATTAAAAAGAATTTTTGATTTAGTCGATGCAAAAAGAGAAAGAACAAATTAAAAAACAAGTTTCGGTTCTTGCAATAGAACCAAAAGAGATTGAGAAATATTGGAACCTTGTTGAGTTTTTTATTAGACAAGGGATCAAGTATGAAGACAACTGGATATCAGTGCCTCTTTTTAAAAAGTATTTAAAAGAGAATTCGTATCAGTTATTTATTATGTTTGGATCTGATGATGGAGAAAAGCATAAAGTGTTTGGTACTTTTGTAACAAGGATTACAGCTTTACCAAACTTTAAACAAGTAGAAGTTGTTTTGCTTGCAGGAGAAAAAAGGGAACTGTGGCAAGACGAAGTTTCTGAGATGCTTGAACATATTGCTGTTCAATACAATTGTAAAAGAATAGCAGTATTTGCAAGAAAAGGTTGGGAAAGATTTCTTAACTCAATCGGCTGGGAAACTAAAAGGTATTTATTTACGAAGGAGATAAAATGAGTTTTATATTTGGAGGAGGCGGATCAGCACCAGCACCAACACAAAGTGGGTCATCTGTCGTAACTCAAAGAGAAGCACCAGAAGTAGAAGCACGAAAACTCGCGCTTTATGATGAAGCTGCTAGATTAGCTGCTCAACCTGTTTCTCTTCCTGGTATACAAGCTGCACCGGCAACGGCTGCAGAACAAGCTGCGTTTCAAACAGCAGGCCAAACAGGAACGGGTCAAGCTGCTTTAACATCAGGTATTGCTGCAATTCAAGGTGCACAAGCAGGTCCACAGATATCTCAATTTTTTAATCCGTATCAACAATATGTTACTCAAGAAATAAACAGACAAGCTGCACAAGGCCAACAAAGACTTGCTGCACAAGCAATTGGCGCAGGAGCATTTGGTGGTGGAAGAGAAGGTGTTGCTCAAGCAGAATTAGAAAGAGCAAGATTAAGCCAAGTAGGTTTAGCTCAACAAGCAGGATTTCAACAAGCTTTAGGTGCTGCACAAAGAGAGCAACAATTAGGATTACAAGCTGGTCAATTATTAGGAGCACTTGGTGGCCAACAACAAGCTTTAAGATTACAAGACATACAGGCTGGTTTAACAGCTGGTGGAGCACAAAGAGGAATAGCTCAAGCTGGTTTAGAAGCTGCAAGACAAACTCAATTACAACAATCTTATGAGCCTTTCCAAAGAATAGAATTCTTAAAAGGTATCTTAACTAATTTACCAACAACACAAAGTAGTATTACAGCAACCACGGCTCCCGGATCTAATCCACTTGCTCAAGCTTTGGGAACTGGTTTAGGTGCATACTCAGCTTACCAGTTTACTAGACCAGGAGGATAAATGGACAAAGTTTTAACTAGAAAACTTTTTAGAAAAAAATACTTTGAAAAACATCAGCCAAAAACTTTAAATAAAGGAGGTTTAGCTGGTATACAAAAATTTCAAAAAGGTGGTCTTACTTCTACTGAAAAAGGAGTTTATGCAGCAGCATTAGCTGGTCCTCTTTTAGCTGCAACACAAAGACCTGGAGAATCACAATTTTCATCATTAGCTAGAGCATTTGGCGCCGGTGTATCAACAATACCTGAATTAGCTATAAAGTTTTCTGAAGCAAAAAAGAAAGCTGCACCTACAACAATTAGACAAGCAACAGACGCAGAGAAAAGAATGTTAGGTAGAAACCCAGGTGATAGATTAGTTGTAAAAGTAAAGAATGGGGTAATCGATAGTATAGTGGATAAACCCACAGCTTCTGAAATTGAAAAAAGAGGAAAACGTGAAGCAGCAGGAGAATCAGCAGCAAGAATATTTTCACAACTAGGTCCTGATCCTAGTACATATCCTACGGGTCCATTAGAGGGACGAATAGGAAGAATGACTGCGTTTCTAGGTTTAAATCCAAGAGTTGCAAGATTAGATGCTGAGTTAGAAAGTTTTAGAAAAGATGCTATTCAAGCCATGAGGGGTGCACAAGTAGGTCCAGCTGAGGAGGCAAGCTTTAATAAAATTCTTCCATCAATTACAGATAGTCCAACAGTATTGAAAGCAAAAATGGAAACAGCTATCGCTAAATTAAAAGCATTAGAAAATAGAATTTCTGCTGACGGTGTCGTTGGAAAAAAATACACAGCTGAAGATATAGTAAGAGAGTATGGTCAAGACTTGAGTAAATTTGGTGTAGATGTAGATGAGATTGTTTATGATGAATCTTTAAGAACATTTGAAATTAAAGATGGTATTGCAGTTGAGGTTAAATAATGGGACAAATTAATGTAAAAGGTTTAGGCATTGTTAATATTGCGGGTGATGAACCTACACCAAACGAAATAGAGGCAATTCAAGATAAGTTAAAAGAAATACAATTAAATAGTATTGTTGATAAACCGGCTGAAGAAGCTACTGATGGATTTTTAAATGATTTTAGTTGGGGGAGATTAGTTGCTGAAGCAGGTTTAGCAGTAGCCGGTTCAGTTGCTACAGGTGGTCTAGCATTACCTGGTATAGCTGCAAGAGCAGGTTTTTTAGCAAAACCTTTTTTAAAACAATTAGCAAAAGCATCAGCTGGATCAGGTATTGGTGCTGGTACTGGAGCTGCAGTTGCTCAAACATTTGATCCTAGGGATGATGTTGTTCAAGAAATAACGAGAGCTGCAACGGAAGGTGCTTTAGCTGAAGCTGTAGGTGCTCCTTTATTTATTAAAGGTAGCCAAGTAATGAGTAAGTTTTTGTCTAAAAATCCACAAACATTTAAAGCTTATTTAGATGGAGCAAAAGAAGCAGAAGATTCATTAAAGTTAACAGCTGATAAAATTTTAGCTGATCCAAAAGGTTTTTCAAAACAGCTTGGAATACCAGAGGAAAAACTAGAGGATTTGGTTCAGTCCGCTAAAATTTTTAAAGAAAAAGGATTAACACCAGGAGTTAAAACTACAAATAGAACTGTAGAGATACTACAAAATATTGGAGAAAAATCTTTAGTAGGAGGTGGGGAGTTAACTCGAATTACGCAAGCAGGAAAAAATATAGGAGAAATAGCTGCTAAAGATTTATTAGCAGAATTTAGAAAAGTTGCAGACAAAGAAGAATTAGGTTTATTATTTTTAGACTCTATAAGAAAAGGTGGTCAAGCTTTTAGAACAGAGGGAGATAGATTATATGGATTAGTAGATGAAACTTTAGGTGCTAGAAAATTTGATAGAATTATACCTGTAAAAACATTAGATGATAAGTTAAAACAAATTATTGATAATGTAGAGCTTAAAGCAGATAGTCCAGTTATAGGCACTTTCTCTAACATTAGAAAACAAATTACCGATAGAGAAGGGCTTTACTCATTTAAACAATTGAATAATTTAAGAGGTGAACTTTCTGAAAGATTAAGAGGTTTAGGATATGGGGCAGGCAAATCGCAAAGCCAATTAGCACAAGCAATGGATGAAATAGATAATATTTTGAAACCTGAGTTTCTTACAAAGAATGTGCCAAACTTTCCAACGGAGGCTCTAACTAATTTAAGAGCTGCAAATAAATTTTATTTTGACGGAGCAGAACTTTTTCAAAGAGGTATCTTACAAGGTATTCTAAAAAATGCTGAAACAAACCCAGCAGTTATCGATAACGTTTTTTCTAAAATCGTAAGAACTGGAGATAAATCTGCTACTGTAGGAAAAATATTAGACGAAATAGATGCCATGGCAAAACTTCCAGTTGGTAAAGAAACAGCCATTACAGCTGCACAAGCAGCTACGTTAAAGGGTAGTTTGAAAGGACAATTTTTAAGTGACATAATTGATAAAGCTACAAAAGGCACAGAGCAGTTTGGATCATTTGTAGACGCTAAACTTTTTGATGATGCTTTAAGAAAAAGAACTCTTACTTTAAATAAATTATTTACACCACAAGAAGTTAAACAAATAAGACAATTGGAAAGTAATTTAGCTTTTGCACAAGGTCAATTGACAAGATCACCAGGTTTACCAGGTGGTGTATTTATTCAACTTAAACAAGCTGGTGCTGCTGGTAAAATTATAGGGGTTGGTCAGACATTAGCCATTGGTGGTGCCGGTGCTATTGGAGGATTATTACCTGCAGTTGGAATTTTAGCAGCTCCGGTAGCTTTTAACAAAATGCTTTTAAGTAAATGGTTTCAAAATAAATTATTTAGTGAACCGGCAAAACTTGCAGCTGAAGGTAAGTTAACTCCATCTAGAGCTGCAGTGTTATATAGACAAATTGTTGGAAGAATGTTTACTGAGGGTTATATACCTGAAGGAGAAAGAGACAGACAGTTTAGTGAGATAGATGCTTATGAAAGAGGTATAAGAGAAGGAGAAAGCCAAACTCTACCTCAAAGATCATCACTAAATTTACCAGAAATAACTCCATCACCTATTGGCTCAGCGCCATTAAATCCTAGAACTAGAGCAGCACTTGCAGGTAACGATCCTATATTACAAGGTATAGCAGCTCAACAACCTACTCAGTTAAATAGAGGAGGAATTGTAAGTGCCAAGAAAAACAACTAATAAAGATCAATTAGCTCATCAAAGAATCTCAGATCATGAGAAGCTTTGTCGTATCATGCAGGAAGAAACAAATAAAAAAATAAAAGACTTACATAACGATATACACAGAATAGAAAAGATATTAGTAGCCAGCACAGGCTTTTTAATGACATCTATGGTTGGTTTAATTATTGCAATGATAATTAAAATATTCTAAAAGGTTTTGTGCAACTCCATAAAACAAAAACTAAATTTTTTATCACTGATTTAAAAAGAGAGAATAAATACGATTATAAATCTTATACACGTAACGACAATGACGGGCCACGAACCTACAATGTCGGAGATAAAAAAATACCATCAGTAACTACAATACTTTCAGCCACACAATCAAAAGAAAAAAGAGAAGCTCTAGATAGATGGAGAGAAAGAGAAGGCTATCAGAATGCTGCAAGGATAACTCAACAAGCTGCTAAGAGAGGAACTGAAATGCATTATGTATTAGAGCAATACATCAATGGCGTTGGTTATTTAAATTTATCTGATGAAGGTGCCCAAGCTAGAATGATGGCGCATGAAATTATTTTAAATCTAGAACCACTCAAAGTAGTTTATGGATCAGAGGTTAGTTTAGCTTATGAAGATCAATGGGCCGGCTCAACAGATCTGGTTTGTCTTTACGATGGTAAACCAACTATCTTAGACTTTAAACAATCTAACAAACCTAAAAGAGAAGAATGGATTGAAGATTATTATTATCAAATTGCTGCATACTCATTAGCACACAAAAAAAATTATGGACCAATAACTCAAGGAATGATTTCGATTTGCACTAAAGATAAATTGTATCAAGGTTTTAAGATGAATGAAGACAAATTAAAACAGTATGAAGACAAATGGTTTAAGCGTGTAGAAGAATATAATAAAATTAATCGAAATAACGCTTAATATTATCACCCATTATCTCTTTACTTAAATCTCTTTTACCATCTAAAGAATTTAAAATTAATTCATCAATAGTATTAGGTGCTACAAGGTCTATGTAGGAAACTTTAAAAGTTTGACCAATTCTGTGAGCACGGTCCTCGCTTTGATCACGATGTTCAAGATTGTAAGAGTTACTGAAATAAATAACATTCCTAGCAGCAGTAAGGGTAAGACCAAAACCGCCAACACTAGGATTACCGACAAGGAAACGACATCCAGAATTATTCTGAAAGTTTTCAACAGCACGTTTACGATTATCGACACTAACCGCTCCGTATATGGAAACCAAACTTTCTTTGCCATAGTTCTTCTCCAACATTTTTTCGATCTGTTTAATATTAAAAATATAATTAGCCCATATTATACTCTTGCCAGTGGTCTCCTCCAATATGCTCTCAAGCTCTTTGAGTTTAGGATTTGTTTTAAATTGAACAATATCCTCAGTATCTGTTTTAGTAAAACCACAAGTAACCTGATGTAATTTAATAATTTCAGTCAGCTTGTTGGTGTAAGAAACTTCTTTATCATAGATGATTGCCCTAGCCTCTCTCTTCAATCTAGTATAAATTTTTTTCTGTTCTTCTGATAATTCTATATTTCTAATAAAATGTTGTTTAGGCGGAAGATCAAGACAATCCTCTTTTGTACATCTAAAAGAAAACAATTTTAATTTTTGTTCTAGCTCTTCTGTATTAATAAATTTTACAGGTATTTTTGTTGAATGTGTGCCTAGGTTTATCTCTTTCAAAATAGCATATCTGTTTCTAAATGCATAATAAGATTTAAAACCTAATAGATCTTTACTCAAAAATTCACATTGTGTATAAAGGTCTAATGGATTTTTTGTTACTGGGGAGCCTGTCAATATACGTCTGTACTTGGCGAGATAACCAATTTTACACAATTCTTGCGTTCTCTTCGCACGTTTATTTTTTATTGTGGTACTTTCATCTACTATAAGAAGAGTTTTGTCACCCCTTTTTAATAATTGATGTTTTAAAAACTTCACACCTTTGTTTCTAGATAGTGATTCAATATTCATTAATAAAAAAAAGAATTTATTGTATTTATATTTATCTAATTTTTTAAGGTTGTGTGTTTTCCAAATAAAAATATCAGGTTGTAGTTTAGAATGATTCTTAATTTCTTTAACCCAGTTGGTATAGACTGAGTTAGGTGCTAATACAATTACATCGTTTATTTCTTTACGTTCGTATAAAAAGTTAGCATTATCAATGGCCACTTTAGTTTTACCTGTGCCCATCTCCATAAAATAGCCGTACGCTTTTTGTTCATGTCCTAAGTCAAATGCTTTAGCTTGATGTTTGAATGGCTTAGTTTTCCACACACTTGCTTCCATGCATTCTTTTAAACTTTTTCCTTTACAAATACAAATAAAAATATATAAGCACTTCAAAGGAGGTTCTATGGATTTAGAACAAGAGTCGACCATTGCGGTCGATACCGGGATGTCAAAGGACATCGCCGATTCTTGCAATAAGTTAATAGATACTCAGAAACAGTTAAAAGCGATAGACGATAAACGAAAAAAGTTAGAAGAAGTTGAACGCACTCTTTCTGAGCAAACTATTCCAAACTTAATGCAACAGGCAGGTATTTCAATGCTTAAATTAGCAGATGGTTCATCTGTTGAGATAAGTAAAAAATATGCTGCTAGAATTCCTGCAGCTAAAAGTAATGAAGCTCTATCTTGGTTAAGAGAAAATGGTTTTGAAGATCTAATCAAAAATGATCTCTCAATGTCGTTTGGTATGAAACAAGATAATGAAGCAAAAGCTTTAGCAGCGGAACTCATCGAAAAAGGTTTTAACGTCAAACAGAAAACCCATGTTCATCATAGTACACTTGCTGGATTTGTAAGAGAACAAGTCGAGTCTGGTAAAGACGTACCCCATGATTTATTTGGTGTTTATGTTGCCGATAGAACTAAAATATTAACAAAGGAATAATATGCCAAAAACAGAACAAGCTCAGTCTCAAGAGCTTACCAAAAAAACTGAGGCAAAACTTCCTGCAAAAATTGATTTAGAATCATATGCAGGACAAGGTTCGGAATTTGTAAGTGCAAACGATCAAAAATTACCGATCCTTAAAATTCTTTATGCTAACTCACCAGTGCTTGATGAAAGTGATGGTAAGTACATAGAGACAGCAAAACCAGGTGACATCTATTCAGAAACTTCTGGAACTTTATGGAAAGGCAAAGACGGAATATTAGTTGTTCCATGTCTTTACATAAATACTTATAATGAGTGGAAAGATAGAGGTGATTCACCAGGAAGACCAGTAGGTATACATACAGATCCTGCTATTATGGCTAAAACAAATAGAGGGGATGATAACAAAGATAGACTTGAAAACGGTAACTATGTAGAAGATACAGGAAACCATTTCGTTTATATCTTAGATAAAAATTATCAACCTGTAGAGCAAGCGTTGATAACTATGAAATCTACTCAAAAGAAAAAATCTAAAACTTGGAATACTATGATTGGTACAAGAAGAAAACAAGGAAAGAAATCCATGTTCAATCCACCAAGATGGTCTACAGTTTATAGATTAAAAACTACTAAAGAATCTAATTCACAAAACTCTTGGTATGGTTGGGTTGTTGAGTTTGATAAATTTTTAGATGAAGTTAAGGACACTAAACTTTTACAAACAACACATTCATTTTATGAGTCAGCAATGAAGAGTGATATCTTTGGTAAAGTAGATTTTGTTGAAGAAAAACAACAAATGAAAAAAGCTGATGGTGTTCCATTTTAATGATCAAGGATCTCTTAAAGTTATTTCAAGGTGATCCTAGTCAGTATCTCACTACCGTTCTTACAGGGACGGTAGATGAGAGGGGCAAGCATGAAGCTGAATGTAGCACGGTTCACGAACCTGTCACTGAAGAAATTTGGAAGAAACATATATCAGGTGAGTTACGAATAGGTATTAGACCTGAGAAAGATGACGTTGTTAAATGGGGGTGTATAGATATAGATCCCCGTAGTTATAAAGATTACGCATCAAAAAAATATTTAGACATTATTAGAAACAATAATTTACCTTTGGTCCCAACAAGATCTAAATCAGGAGGCCTTCATTTATTTTTATTTTTAGATGATTGGTATAAGATTGTAGATGTTAAGAAAGTTTTAAACGCTTGGAATGATAAATACTTTCTGAGTGATGAAGTATTTCCAATGAACAAAGCAATGAATATGCCTTACTTCAAAGCAGATGCAACCACGGAACACGGCTATGATGATAGCGGAAATCCAATTTTAGTTGGTAGATTTATTGAGATAGCAAAAACAAAAGTTTCAAGTTTAAAAGAATTACAAGATTTAAAAACAGAGGATTACGAACCTGAGTTTGACTATAGCAAGTTTCCTCCTTGCATACAGAATTTGTTAAGAGAAAAATGGGCAGGCAATCATAGAAATGATATTTTATTTAATGCTGGTGTATTAGCAAATAAACAAAGTGATACTGCATTGAGTAAAGAAGAAATGTTTGATGTATTGAAAGAACGAAACCAACAATTTTTTGTAAGGCCTTTAAGTGAAAGTGAAATAAGAAGTTCAATATTAAAATCTATTGGAGTAAAAAATTATAGTTACAAGTGTCCTCCTAAGTATGGTGCACTTAGCCCAATATGTAATAAAGAAGTTTGTAAGACTAGAGCTCTAGGCATTGGTTTTGAACCACCTAATATTATAAATGATTTTACTGACATTACTTACACAAGGTACATGAAAACAATAGAATATAGTTTTAAATATCAAGATGAAGAAATTACAGTTAAACCCGAAGATATGGTTGACGAAAAAGCTTGGCGAAAAAAATTATTAGGATTTAGAATTTATTGGAAAACATTAGAGCGTCCTAAAAAAGCACCACCACCTTTTGAATTACTCATGCATCATATTGTATCTAATGCAACTGAAGATACAGAGTCTAAGTGGTTAGATGTATTGAATGAAGAGCAATATGATATTCTTAAAAAGTTTTTTGAAGATCATTTAGAAGTAGATGACTACAAAAAAATTAAAGATGGTTTTGTTGTAGTAGATTCTAAAACACAGATTTGTTATTTCAAACAGAATACTTTAAAACGATTTATATCAGGTAAGAAATATTTTAATACTACCAAGGAAGCAATGAAGTTATTAGATTGTCAGCATTTAGATTATCATGAGGGTGAAAAAAATGTATGGTCTGTTAAGATGCCTGAGTTTGTGGTTTATAAAGAAGTTAAAAAGAAAACACCACAAAAGAAAAATCAAATATCAGAATTAGATGATGAATACCATACAGGAAAATTCAGAACTTAAACTTCTTAAAGAGTTTAGAAAAAAGACGGTGAAAATATTTGGACCACCAGGTACAGGTAAAACATATACACTTATTGAAAGAGTTTTAAAAAGACATTTAAAAAAAGGTGCTAGACCACAACAGATAGCTTTTCTATCTTTTACAAATAAAGCTGTTAATACTGCAAAGGAAAGAGCTCTTGAAGCTTTCCCACAATATGAAGCAGATGACTTCAACAAGTTTAATACATTACATAAATATTGCAGAAAGTTTTTTGAAGAAGAAGTATTCGATCCTAAAGATTGTATGATTGATTATGCATTACAAAATCATATTGTTAAAAGAACTGATTCAAGATTATCTGAAGATGACTTTACTTACAAAGATTGGTCTTTACAAATTTATAGTAAAGCAAGAAATTTAAGACTTAGTCCAACTACAGTTTATAAACAAGAAGCATACAAAAGAGATAGTCTAGATGTTTTTGTTAGAAAGATAAGAACATACGAACATTACAAAACTTCAGGTGGTGAAAGATCTTTTATAGATTTTGATGACATGATTGAAAGAGCTATATATGAAGTTAATTTTACACCATTAGATATTTTAATTTTAGATGAAGCTCAAGATTGTACACCACTACAATGGGATGTAATTTATAAGATGGCTAAAAATGTTAATCGTATTTATTTAGCTGGTGATGATGATCAAGGTATATACAAATGGAATGGTGCAGATCCTTCGTATTTTACAGATTACTTTCCAGGAAGAAAAGTTAGATTAAGAAAGACAAGAAGATTTGGTGAAGCTATTCATCACTTCTCACAAATAATTCGTAGAGGTATACAAGGTAGTATTGAAAAAGAATATCTACCATCAGACAAAGATGGATATGTCAAAAGCTATTTTGATTTTAGTGAGATACCTATAAAAAAAGAAAAAGGAACTTGGTTTATATTAGGCCGTATCAATAGCACTGTTAACGAATTAAGAATGATAGCAAAAGATGCAGGACTATATTTTAAAGATAATCATGAGAATAAATGTTTTGATCAAAGACAATGGCAAGCAATTAAGTCATGGACAAGATTAAGTAATGGTAAAAAAATAAATAAACATGATGCTCAAAATTTATACAGATATATTAGAGAACTAACACAAACCAGTTTTAGAGGAGACAAATTTTGGATAGGAGAACCAGACTTTAGAGATTACAGTTTTGAGGAATTAAAAGATTGGTGTGGTCTAGCAATACCTGATAAATCAAAAAAGAAACCGTGGTACTGGATATTGAGACGTAACTTCAAACCAAAACAAACAAGACATTTTATTAGATTACTTAGAAACTATGGACAAGAAGAGTTAGATCAAGATCCAAAAATAATTATAGATACAATACACTCTGTTAAAGGTGATGAAGCAGATCATGTAGTTATGTACAGCAAAGGTAATTATGCATCAGACTTTGGTCACAAAAAAAGAGATGACAAAACCGATGAACGTAAAGTGTGGTACACAGGAGTTACTAGAGCAAAAAGAACTTTACATTTACTTCGAACAGACTATAAGTATAACTATCCAATTGGAGCAGATTATTTAATCTATATTAAGGAGAAAATGAATGACTGATATAAATATGTTTGACGATTTTGAAAAAAGTACAAAAGATCGTCAGGTAGGAGGCCGACACTATAAAGGCTATGCCATTCAGCCATATGATTTTATTTCAAGTAATCAATTAAATTTTTTTCAAGGAGTATGTATAAAATATATTATTAGGTATTTGAAAAAGAGCGGTGAGGAAGATTTGGAGAAAGTAAAACATTACTGTGATTTAGAAATAGCTAGATTAAGAAAACAAAAGAGGTTGAGTGATAAAGGAAAAATGCGAAAAGTGTGAATCACTTGCCGTACTAATTTTTAACGATAAAAACTATTGTGTTGAATGTTACGCAGATATAAAAAAAATACCAATAAAAGAATTAATGGAGAAAAATGAGTCTACAACTAACGATGAATTTTAAAAAACATATTTGGTCATGTCCGTCTGAATACAAAGATTTAAGTGGTGCAAAAGAAATAGCTATCGACTTAGAAACAAAAGACGATGGCATATCAAGTAGATTAGGTGCAGGTTGGGCATTAGGTAAAGGTAATATTATTGGTTTTGCTGTAGCTGTAGAAGGATGGCAAGGTTATTTTCCCTTTGGTCATTTCGGTGGTGGTAACATGATACCTGAGCAAGTAAAAAATTATATGAAGCAAGTGTGTGCTTTACCATGTAGAAAAATTTTTCATAACGCACAATATGATGTGGGTTGGTTAGAAGCAGAAGGAATAAAAGTAAATGGTGAAATAGTTGATACCATGGTTGCTGCAGCCATTATAGATGAGAATAGATTTTCTTATTCATTGAATGCATTATCTGTAGACTATCTTGGTGAGATTAAAGCAGAGACTGATTTAAAAGAAGCTGCTGCTGCCCATGGTGTAGATCCTAAAGCAGAAATGTGGAAGTTACCAGCAGAGCATGTAGGGTTCTACGCTGAACAAGATGCACGCCTCACGCTCCTATTATGGCAGAGATTTAAACAAGAGATTGCTCAACAAAGTTTAACAACAGTTTGGGAACTTGAATCAAAACTATTACCTATACTAATTAAAATGCGTCAACGAGGAGTACGAGTAGAGGTAGAACGTGCTGAATCATTAAGAAAAGAAATGCTATCCCAAGAAAAGAAAGTATTGCAAGAAATAAAAAAAGTTTCAGGACAAGAGGTCGATATTTGGAATGCCAGAAAAATAGGATCAGCCTTTGACAAATTGAAAATAGATTATCCAAGAACTGCAAAAACTGGTGAACCTTCATTTACTCATAATTGGTTAGTTAACTCTAGTCATAAACTAGCTAAGTTAATTTTACAAGGTAGAGAATTAAATAAATTTCATGGAACTTTTTTAACATCTATTATGAAGTACCAAGTTAAAGGTAGAATACATGGTGAGATCATGCAACTTAAATCTGAACATGGTGGTACAGTGTCCGGTAGATTAAGTATGTCGAATCCTAATTTACAACAGGTGCCTGCTAGAAATAAAGATTTTGGTCCAAAGATTAGATCTCTATTTTTACCGGAGGAAGATCATCAGTGGGGTAGTTTTGATTACTCGCAACAAGAACCACGAATGACGGTTCATTATGCTGCATCAATCGGTGAGGGTTATGAAGGCTCACAAGAATTAATTGAATCATATAAAAATGCTCAAGCAGATTTCCACCAAACAGTTGCAGATCTTGTAGGTATAGAAAGAACACAAGCTAAAACAATTGGATTAGGTTTAATGTATGGTATGGGTAAAAATAAATTAGCTGTAAGTTTAGGTGTAACAAAAGAAGAAGCAGATGTATTAATTTCAAAATATAATCGTAAGGTTCCGTTCGTAAAACAACTTTCTGATAAGTGTATGTATACAGCACAAGAGAGAGGAGTAATAAGAACAAAGAAAGGAAGAAAATGTAGATTTGATATGTGGGAAACAAAAGACTTTGGTTTACATGTTGCAGAGAAAGAAGAGAATGCAATTGCTAAATATGGAAAAGAAAATATTAAAAGAGCTTATACATACAAAGCACTTAATAGATTAATTCAAGGATCTTCAGCAGATCAAACTAAACAAGCGATGTTAGATTGTTATGAAGCAGGTTATTTGCCTATGTTGCAAATACATGATGAGCTTTGTTTCAATGTTAAAGATGAAAAACAAGCAAAAGAAATAAAAAAAATTATGGAGCAAACGATAGAATTTAAAGTTCCGTTTATAGTAGATTATGGTTTGGGCAGGTCGTGGGGTCAGGCTAAGTAAAGAAGACATAGCATATTGTGCTGGTCTTTTTGATGGTGAAGGATGTGTTCAATATAAACAATATCCTAGATCAAGAAACGAAGGCAAGACTTCTCATTTAGTTTGGAAAATTACATTAGAAATTAATATGATTGAGATTGATCCTCTTCATTACTTTTATAATGTATTTAAAGTTGGGACAATTACTCATAAAGCAAACTTAGGATTTAGTAGGAAAGATCAATGGCGTTGGAGATGTTCTAACAGACAAGCATTTGATGTAGCTAAAAAAATTTATCCATTTAGTATTGTAAAGAGACCTAAGCTATTAATGGTGATAAATCATTATGAGTTTAAAAAGCCGATAGGTGTCCTGCAAAAAAAGTATGATTTTTCTAAATTTTAAAATTTAACCTAAGCTTGCGCTAACGCTAAATTTTCTTGTATGTCCTGATACTTAATCGTATTTCTAGTCGATTTAATATCAGTTTCTGTTTTGTGCATTTCAACAGTAACTCGGCCATTTAAGATTAAATCTGATGACCACTGGTTCTCAAGTTTCTGGAGCTTCACTAACAGTTTTCTTTTCTCCGGACTCATCAAGTTCCTCATAAGTTATGACGGTTTTTTTATGATTATAAAAGTCTTCATCTAAGGCTGTTATAATCCCGTCTTTTACTCTTTGTGAAAACTTATTTAAAGCCTCTATGGCCGTATCAGCTTTGATAATATCCCTTAGATATTTACCACATGCTCTAGCTTGGATACGATAAGCTTTCATAGGATATAATATTAAAATTTATGCACCATGTCAACATCAGGGTCACTAGACAGGCAATATACCTCTTTATGGGTCATAGATAGCCCTTTTTTTGCGATTTCCTCTTTATAGCGGTGTAGGTAGCTATAAAACTTTACTGAGCAGTCAGCACGGCTTATTACCCCAGGAATGTATACCTGGGTACATTGATTGTCCATATTGGGGTGATCATTACATACATACCCAAATATGATCATTGCATAAACAAGTTTCATAAGTATACATACCATTTTTAAAAATACTGTAAAGATCTTCTTGACTTGTTATAATATCTTATCTATATAAGTTACCGATGACGAAAATGACTGAAGAAGAATTTGCTGATTGGATAGCGCAGAAACAAGACTCAGGCGATTATTCAAGAGATCCATATAAAAAAAATTCATGGCAAGATAAAAGAATAGCTGCAATGAACAGAGCTTCAAAGCGTATAGGTTATTCTTTTAACGAAATGAATCCTTGGTTCGATCAGTGGTTAGCAATTTTGGAATCGAAAGCGAAAACATTAGAAGAGTTTAAACAGGAGGAATGGTATGTTCGATCAAGAAAACAATCTTAGTTTTACAATAGGAAGTTGGTTAAGACATCATAGAAAATCAAATGGTCTTTTACAATCTGATATTGCTAAAATTTTAAATGTGTCACATCAAAGCGTTAATAAATATGAACACAGTATTTGTAGAATGTCAGGTGATTCATTATTAAAATTAACCAATCATTATGGTTGGAGTTTGAAAGGTTTAGTAAAAAAAGAAAATGCAAATACCTAGTCGTATCATAGCACAAAAAAATTTAATTAAACTAAAAGAAGCTTACGGTTTAAGCTATACAACTATTTCAAAACAATCTGGTATGGACTTAGGTTACATACAAAGATTGTTTAGTGGTAACAGATCTTTAGGTTTTAAAAATTTAGATAGATTTGCTAGATTTTTTTCTATTGCAAGCCACGAGTTATTAAACCCTAACTTTAATGTGATTTGTAATAAACAAATTTACATAAATGGAAAAGATAAAACAGTTCATAGATTAACAAAGGAGTAAAATGTCTATAGGAGCAAAAATAAAAACTGTATTAGCAATAGCTTTTATTGCTTCAGTTCTTACAGCATGTTCAACAAAATATACTGTTAAGTTTGGAAAGAAATGTACACCTGATCATAAAGAGTGGTCATATGTATGGTTTGTAGAAAAAGAAGGTAACAATGTTGCAAAGGCAAATTGTAAGAAAGGAAAGTAATGGACATAACTAAATGGAAAAGTATGGCGATCAGAAAAGATGACCACACTTTATTGAAAGGTCTTTGTGCAGATAAGTACAGAGCACCAGCTGCAATGTTTCAAAAGATATTGCATGACTACATTGGATTCCAAGCAAAGAAAAAAGGAGTTGATGTAGATAAATATAAAACTCAGCTAAGTAAGAAAGGTAATGGCAAATGACCATAACCGCTGTAGATATAAAAAGAGTTTTTTTCGATACTAAAGGCAAAGAGAGTTTTACAGTTACATATAACCAAATCACTGATGAAATTACTTTAACTGTCGATGGTATCGAAAGAAACAAATTTAAATCTAAAGATACAGAAAAAAAGTATGAGGATTTATTGAACTATATAAAAAACGAGTTTATAAAATTTAGAGATGTGGTTAAAAACTAGAAAATTAATTGTAAGATTTAGAATGTGGTATGCCGATATCAGGGGCCATCATGGTAAACGTTGGAACTATGAACCCGGTGATTGGTATATGGGAAGACATAGAAAAAAATGATAGGTTTGTTTTTTGTAGGAATGGGAGCAATATTAATCGCAGCATTAGTTGGTTGGTATATTATCAATAATTACATTTTAAAAAATAAAAAAGATTCACCAAACTTTGACGATTTAGATTAATGCTTATTGAAATACTAAAAGGTTTTGGATTAGTTTTAATGATTAATCCTATATTCACTTATTTTTTGATTTTAGTAATTATTGGATTTATCTGGAGTAAAATAGAAAGGATGTATGGCAAAAAAGACTAGAAACGGCGAGACTTTTATAACGATTGAAGGATATCAAAAGTATTGGTTATACGATAGAGATTACGGTCACGATATTGTAATCGCTTGCGATAAAGGTAAAACGACGATAAGATGTAAATGGCCCGATAGAAAACGAGTCGTATCAGGTCGAGTCGTAAATAAATAGTAAAGGTTGCAATAAATCTAAAAATGAGTATAGCTAATATTAAATCTCTACCGATTTGCAAAGAATGCAAAGGAAATGGGTTTATCAGGGGTTCAGAGAACACTGGAACATGTATCTTTTGCTTCGGATCAGGACATAGTAATCACGCATCACGGGTCACGTATGACGATGTTTTAAGCGTATTCGATATGTGTGAAAATTATGTCAAAACTAAAAAAATCAGCACCCAGTGAATTAACAAAACTTCTTGTTTTGTTAAGTAAGAAATTGTCCAGAAGACAATACGATAAAGTTATTAATGTAACTTCATCTTTGTTAGCTGGCGTTAATTATGGTTATGACGCTGAAGGTATTGATTTTAGATTTCACCACGATGCGTTAGATATATTTTTAATTCATAGTAATGATAAGGAACCCGAGACAAATGTGCTTCCATTTAAGGTTATCAAGGGTGGAAAGAAAAGTGATGTATAATACTATCATGAAAAAAGTAGATACAGAATTTCAAACCCTTCAAGCTTTTGTAGTGGACTATAAATTAACCGGCGCTGAGAAAACCACATTGTTATCGGATCTCCATATAAATTACGAGGTCGCCTCTCATAGAAAATCAAAGCAGGAGAAGTACCATCGTGATTTACTCACCAGAGCTGTTAAAACTTATGGGCACTAATATTGCAAGTGATCTCATAAAAGATAATCACCAATTACCTGAGCAGAAGCTTTGGAGATATGTTATCTTGAATGCTGTAGAAGATGCAAGGGCCACGGCAGCAGATCGTAAGACAAGTGTATATAAATTTGATGCGCATAACTGGATATTAAGTGGAGATGATGATTTTAGTCAGATCTGTTGGTGGGCAGCTTGGGACCCAGATGAAGTAAGAGCTCAATATAAAAAAGCGCTCAATAATAAATCAATCGTATTTTTAGAGAAGCATTTACGATGGAATGACTATACCAAGATGTTTCAAAAATTAAAATCAGCCAAGGATAAAGAGTCTAGAAAATATCTTAGAAGTAAAGTTGAAGAAGCCAGAAAAAAAGTTATGGAAGCAAGAATGGTAGTTGTAACAACTTTATTTATTTCAATTACAGTTTAAAAAACTAACGAGAGAGATTAGTCAAGGTGGAATCTTTCTAGGATTAAATGAAAAATTAGCGTGGGATGAAGATGACAAACCCACGCTAATACTAAACAACGAAGATGTCTCTATTAAAGACATGAGTAAATCTTACTAAATAAATAGGAATTAATCAAATAAAAAAAGCCTGGATTATGATAACCCAGGCTTTTTTAGAAAGGAACGAAAACAAATGTGCATATATTATAACGATTCTAAACTAGAGGTTCAATACCCCTAAATCGTGTATAATAAGTACATTTTTAGTCTATATCTTGTTTGATACAAGTAACGCTGTATGAATATAAACCCTCATTTTTAGCTAGATAACCTAATCTAACTAATTCGTTCATGTTCTTTTTAACGGAAGGGAATTTATCTTTTAACCCTTTGTTACGCATCGTTCTATAGATCCTTGACGCGCTAAACTCTGAAACTAAGTGTTGTCCATTTTCAAAGCTTTCCGGTATCGCTAGTATTACAGCCATATGTCCTGCTGTAAGATGGTGAGTTCTGTTACCATCGATTTTAGCTCTATATGAGAATAGCAAGAAGAAATTAAGTATTTCGTTTGCTGTTTCTATAGTTGTTGATTTTTGATTTAAGTACATTGTTTTTCCTTTGTTATAGTTAATATACCACCTACGATTGTAAGTGAGGCTTTATCTAGCCATAGGTGGCACTTAATTGATGAGCTAGAATTCATCTATAGTGTCCTTTTAAAAAGGCCCGAGAACCGAGGTCAGGCAGTAGGTATTTTAGGACCACGGGTCACGGTTCTGCCACAATTCAGCGTTTCCTATATACCCACTCTATAGAAAAAAAATTTTAAAAAAAAATCTCTATAGGGCCAAAAAACTAGGAAACTAGGAAAAACTCAATAAAATCAACACTTCTAGGTCAAAAACAACTAGGAAAAAACTAGGAAAATTCCCAGAAAACTAGGAAAAATCTTGATCCTCACACTAAATTTTTTATTTTTTGAAATTTTTTTCCTACTTTTGGGGTATATAGGGAAATGGAATTCTGTGTTATAAATAGGTCAAGATGCCTAAAAAGAGAAATGAATTAAAATCCTGGACTGAATTAACTAAAAAGCAAAAAGCTTTTGTAGATATACTGGTAGAGAATTGGGGCCAGATATCTAAGGTTGAAGCTGCTAAACAAGCTGGTTATGAATCTAAAAAGGAATATGGTCCAATGGAGATTGCCTCCAGATTAACAAATCCTGATTTGAATCCTCATGTATGTAGATACCTGGAAAGAAGGCTGCAAAAAGAATTACAGATTTACGAAAAAGATAAATTAAGGAAATACAAAAGATTTGATGACTTATCTAAAAAAGCAGAAAACAAAGGACAGCTTGGTGTTGCTGTAAATGCTGAATTTAGATCTGGTCAAATGGCAGAAATGTTTGTAAATAAATCAGAAGTAAAACATGTAGGATTGGAGGGTATGTCTCGTGAACAGCTTGAGAAACGTTTATCCGAGCTCGAACAGAAAATTGGTGAAGCGAAAAATATCGTTGACGTTACGCCAGAAAAAACTGCTTCGGACTAAGTCTTGGTCTAACTTTATGACAGTATTTCATGAAGTGCACAACCCAGGAATAAATACAAGTGTCGGATTTGTAAAAGTAAAAGTAGATTTGTAAAACTTTACTATGAAAAAATGAAATCAAATGACTAAACGATTATTATGTAAATATGAAATCAGATTTGTAAAACTTTACTATGTAAATATGAAATCAGATTTGTAAAACTTTACTATGTAAATATGAAACGAAAGATAAAAATAAATAAGAAGAAAAAAATAGATATTGAAAAATATCCAATGGTGGAGTGTCGTTGGAATGATATTGTAAGCGACCCAAGTTGGATTAGTTTAGATGATCTAAAAAATGCAAAGTTAGCTGTCTGTATTACTAAGGGACATTTATTATCTCAAAGTGGTGGAATAACAAGAATATTTGGTGATTATGCTATTAATGAAAAAGACCCTAAAAAAATTGATGAAGTTGGAAACTCAACAATAATTCCTAACTCTAATATAATTAAAATAAAAAAAATCTAGTTGTTTTGTACATTAAACCCACTATATATAGGTTATGAATTTTTTAAAACTACTTTATGTAATTTTCGACGATTTATTATTAGTTTTATTCTTTTTTTTAATTTATTTTTTATTTCAAATATTTTAATTTGACATATCTTATCATATCCCATATATAGTTTTTGGGTTAAATTATTAGTGAACTAAGCACGTGTTGTTAGTTTGTGAAGAGTTTGACCCCTTAAACTAAACAATGAAAGGTAAAAAATGACACAAAAACAAATAAGCAAAGACAATCGGATTTATTGGAATAATAAGATTGAAAATAAATTTGATGAAAAAAAACAAAGCATTGAAAGTATGTTTATCAATGAGATAGATGAGAAAACAGAAAAACAATATCCAAAGTTTTTAAAAATTTTAGGTATTGAAAAAAATCTTAAAAATCTCGTTCAGGCACAGAAACTTTATAATGACTTTATTCTTTCAAGAGATAAAAAGAAAAATCAATTGTGGCAAGAGGTTTCTAATGCTTTTGAAATAATACAGAAAAAGTTTGAACGTTGGGAAAAAACTAGAAAATGGAATAAAGGTTGTCCTCATTTAGAGTGTTCAGACATTGACGGCAGTTGTGATGTTAATGAAAAAATACAAAGAAGACTTAAAGAAAACTGTCATCAAGAAGTAGAAAAAGCGTTTTATGCTTCACCTAAAGCCAAAGATTTACAAAATATTGAACAATGGCGAGAGCAAGCAAAAGATGTTTTACATAGTGATATGATAGGAAGTGAAGTTTTAAGAACTTTGCAGAATATTTGTAAGCAATCAAATATTGCTATTTCTATACCTACTGAAAAAAACACTCTTAAAATTACAAACGGGGGTGAATAATGGGTTTAGATCAATACGCACATGTAAGAAAACAAAAAATAAACTTTGATAAAGTTTATTCTGATGATTATAAACCACAGCGAGACGGGTTTGTTTGGCGAAAACACTCTAGACTTCAAACGTTTATGCAAGGTAAATTCTTTGAACAAAACCCAAATGCTGAAGATTTTAACGGTAATGACGAATTAATAATTGATAAAAAAATTATTGAAGAATTACGCCAAGAAATCAAATCACGTTATCACTCTTCTTTTTGTGAGGGTGGTTTTTTTTGGGGTCATCAATTCCAAGAAGAAAGTGCAAAACATTATCAAAAGCAAGATTTAGAATTTTGCGATTGGGTACTCACAGAATTAGACAAAGGTAATAAAGTTGTCTACTCTTGTTCTTGGTAAGTTCTAACTATGTTCTAAAAAGTGTTCATTATGGGTTTTATACAGACCCATTTTGAACGCTTTAATAATAAAATAATTCTTTACATTTCCCATTTAGATAAGATATAAGTAAGTATGTTCAAAACTATAATTAAATCTAACAAAGGAGTAGTCAATGAATAGTATGGAACAAAAACAAATAGAACAATTTAAAGCTAAAACTTTAGCGCAAATTGTATTAGAACACTCTAAAGATGATGAGATATTAAAGCAAATCTCAAAGGTGCATAAACTAAGAAAAGCATTTATTTTAGAGAAGATGAAAACAGATAAAAAACTTTTCACTCATAGAAAATCTAAAGTTATGGTTGAAGTTCAAAAGACTTTAAGAAGTATCTTTGATAGTAAAAGGTTTAAGTCTGAAAATTCTGATTTATACGAACAATACAAAACAGAAACAACAGCAACAACTTTGAAAACAACAAGAGTATGATTTTCAAACTTTTAGCAAAACTCAAGCCCATTAAAAGTAATGATGGGCTTGTTGGAATTAAACCAAAACCACTTTCAAAAGTGCATTTACAAGGTCAGCACGTTGAAAAGTTTATCAAACAAAGGAAGTTAAAAAATGGCAAATTATAGTTCGCATATTGCTGAAATTATGAAAGATTACAAACTGATGAGTAGGGCTTCATTTTTAAGAGTTCATAGTGAGCAAGACTACCAAGACGCAAAAAGAGAAGTTGAAAAACAACAACATGAAGAAAGGATTGACGGGTTAAGATATGGCAAATACCGATTTAGATAAGGTATTAGAATACGTTAATAATTCAGCAAATAAAGCTAGGGATTTGATGTTTCATGAAAATACAGATAATACTAGACATATAACTACTATAATTGTTTGTGAACAAATAGGAAAATTTGTTATAAAACTACAAAAAGAAAACAAAGAAAAAGCTGTAAATACTGATTTTTATGGAAATAGTGAACGACCCCAATAACACAATATATTATATTTTGTTATTTTGTACGATTATTTGGTTATACTTTTTTTACTTGCGTTAAGTCATTTCTTGACTTAATTAAAAGCTATGAAAAAACGTGAAAGTTTATTGTGGCAACGTATAAAAAAATTAAAGTTAAAAGGTCAAATTTTTCGCATAGAAAGTAATACTATCAACGGAATTCCTGACGTTTATTGGTTGTTAAATGGTCAATCAATTTGGATTGAATTAAAATCTAATAATATCAAGAATTGTGGTCTTTCTAAGTTCCAAATCAACTGGCATAACAATCATTATAAAAATGGTGGGCGTTCTTTTATCTTGCAAAGAGACGTCTCTTTGCGACGTCTCAAACTATTCGAGTTACGTGGGTCGAGGGTCGTGAAAATTTTAGCTGAGGGCATTGACGACAACGGCACGCTGGACTTGCACTTTGATTGTATGCGTTACCACGTTGAAAAAATAAAATAATTTAAAAGACCGAGAAGCGTGAACCTCGCTTCACGGTGCTTGATTGATGAAACCCCCCGACGCCTTCGGCGTCGGGGGGTTTTGTGTTTCTAAAAAGTTGCTATGCAACTTTGAAACTGAACCTCTATAACTAAAACTTTGCTATGCGATTTTGGGTGCATGTGTCTATAACTAAAACTTTGCTATGTCCATATGAGCGCGCAGGTCTATAACTAAAACTTTGCCATGAACTTTTGAAACGAAACTTCTATAACTTTTTTATAAAAAATAAAAAAAATTTAAATATAAATAAAAGAGTCTGGAGCCCTGCAGCTCCTGGGCCTGAATAAAAAAAAAAATAAAAAATTACTTGACAGTCATTAGCATCTTATGCTAATGGGATAGAAGCCGCTACAGTTTCCGCTGGCATTGGCCACTGGATTCAGAATTCAAGCCGGGTTAGTTGTGGCGGCCTAAACAACGGAAGGAAAAAAATGATAAAATATAAAGATCTAGTAAAGGGTGATAAGATTCTAACAAAGCAGCTGGGCCATCCAGTTTCTGGAATCTTAGAGGAATCACCAAAGCAAGGCCGGGGCTTAAAAAATATTATTTTGATATTTACTAAAGCTTCAGAAATTGGCCTGTTCGATGAATCAGGCAGCGTTTACGCCAGGGATATCCTGAAGGTAAAAAGAGATAATAACTGGCAGGAGGTAACAGATGCCCCTGCTTAATTATTATTCTCAAACTAAAATGGCTAAGGGTGAAAAATTCGGATATAAAACCGCAATTTTACATTTAGCGCCGTATAAATTATCTGGTAAAAATGTGTGTCCAAAAGCCAGCAAAGAATGCATAGCCTTCTGCCTGAATACATCGGGCCGTGGACAGATGAACAGCGTGCAAAAATTTAGAGTCAATAAAACTAAGCTTTTTTGGAAGGACCGGCAGAAGTTCTTAGAGCAGCTCAGCAAAGAAGTTGGGCAGCTAAAAAAGCGGGCAAGGAAGCAGGGATTTAAATTTGCCGTCCGACTGAATGGCACAAGTGACCTGGCATGGCATCGCTTCAGCAGCCTGATGCAGGACCATCCAGATGTTATTTTTTATGATTATACTAAGGTATATAATCACCTTGATCATGATCTTAAAAATTATAAAATAACATTCTCAGCATCTGGATCCAATAACACTGAATGTGCAGCAGCTCTGAAGGCTGGCCATAACGTGGCTTATGTTTTCAAGAATAAGCTGCCAAAAAAGTTCCAGGGTAAAAGAGTGATTGATGGTGATAAACATGACTTGCGCTTTTTAGATCCGCGTGGCGTGGTTGTGGGTTTACTGGCTAAGGGCTCAGCTAAGAAGGCAGCCGCTGGAGGGTTCATAAATGGTTGATGCTCTTTTATTGATTGCGATTCTTTTTATCATTGCAATGATTTAGAATCATTCTAAACTAGGCCCAGAATGTTTGTGTCCATTCTGGGTCTTTTTTTCATTTAATGCTTTAACCTCCCATCAAAAAAAGATATAAGAATTTTATAAACAACGGAGAAAAAAATATGAAAATAGAAACAGAAAAAAGCATCCTAGAAAAAAGAGTTAAAGAGATGAACATGATTGATAATCTATTTAGAAAAATAGAAAGTAACGATAATAATTATCAGGTTATGATCAGAGTGTTGGAGTGTTTAAGTGATAAACAATTACACCACATCAAAAAAATAATTAAGCTTTATATTAGAGCAGAGAAAAAAAATAAATAATTTCTCCAACGTGGCCCGGGATTGCTGGGCCACAACCCCCCCCCCACCTGTTCACAATCAATAGAGGTACCAACCACTTTTTAAAACTAAAAAAATTTTATTAAATTTTTTTGGGGGAAAATATATATAATAATAACTTTTACACTATAACTTGCATGACAAATACATGTAGTATATGGTCAAACAATAAGGGGACCCATAAAAAAAGGGACCCAATGAGATTTGATTTATGTCTAAGTCTACTGATTTATTATCTACAGATGACCTACGTTTGAGGCTCGAAAGAACCTGGATTCAACATATTAAACTATGTCAGGACAATTTCTTATATTTTGTAAAAAATGTATGGCCTGAATTTATTTGTAAAACAGAAAAAAATAAAGATGATTGGGGGCACCATCAGATTATTGCAAAAGAGTTTACTGATATAGCAAAAAATAAAAAAGGAAGGCTCATTGTAAATATGCCTCCTAGACATACAAAATCTGAATTTGCTTCTATTTATTTTCCTGCTTGGATGATTGGTAAATATCCCAAAATGAAATTAATGCAAGTGTCACACAACGCAGAACTATCAGCTAGGTTTGGTGCTAAGGTAAGAAATTTAATTGATAGTAAGGAGTATAAAGAAATCTTTGGAGATGTTAAACTACGAGAAGATTCAAAAGCAAAAGGACGTTGGGAGACTAATCACGGGGGAGAATATTATGCAGCGGGGGTCGGCGGTTCTATAACAGGACGAGGGGCGGATCTTTTGATTATTGATGATCCACACACTGAACAAGATTCATTATCTGATTCAGCAATGGAAAGAACTTTCGATTGGTATTTATCAGGACCTAGACAACGTTTACAACCAGGTGGATCTATTGTTTTAGTTATGACCCGTTGGGCCGAGGACGATTTGACGGGAAGGCTTATTAAATCACAAACAGAACCTAAAGCTGATAAATGGAAACAAATTTCTTTTCCTGCAATCTTACCAAGTGGTAATCCAGTATGGCCTGAGTATTGGAACCTAGACGAATTGGAAAAGGTTAAAGCTTCGTTGTCCGTGAGAAATTGGTCGGCACAATACATGCAAGAACCAACTTCAGAAGAAGGAGCCATCTTGAAGCGTGACTGGTGGATCCCGTATCACGGACCTATGCCTCATCTACAACATGTTATTCAATCTTACGATACAGCATTCTCAGCAAAACAAACTGCCGACTATTCAGCAATTACAACTTGGGGCATCTTTCAAAGAAACGAAACCGGCGAAAATGCAATCATGCTTATCGATGCTGTAAGAGGTAAATTAGAATTTCCAGAATTAAAAGCTCTAGCATTAGAACAATATAAATATTGGGAACCGGAGACCGTGGTTATAGAAGCAAAGGCCTCGGGCCAGCCACTTATTTATGAGCTTAGAAGAATGGGTATACCGGTTGTCGATTTCGTTCCATCAAAAGGCAAGGATAAACATACACGGGTCAACGCTTGTGCTCCTATATTTGAGAGCGGACAAGTTTATTATCCTCATGGCGAAAAATTTGCTGAAGAAGTCATTGAGGAATGTGCTGCGTTTCCGCATGGTGAAAACGACGATTATGTGGACAGTACAACTCAGGCTATGTTAAGATACCGTCAAGGTTACTTTGTTTCAACTTATTCTGACGAGGATGAGAAATCATTGTACAAAGATCGTAAATACGTATATTACTAATTAGGAGATTGACATGTCAAAAACAAGAAAAAGAATAAAAGAAGCGTTAATGGCTGGAGCAGCTATGTATGGCGCAGCTAAATTGTTTGGCGGCAACAAAATGATTTCAGGAAAAGATTCTGAAGTAGGAGCTATTGCTGCGCAAAAAAATAAGCTTAGAGTACCAGCATCTATGAAAAATAGAAAAAAATTTAAAGACGCTTTTATGCCAAAAGGAAATATTATGGGACAAGATTTCGGAATAGATCCATTTGGTCCAGGTATGGGTGCGAAAAAAGGAAAAATGATTAAGGCTATGGGCGGAACTATGGTAACAAGAGGCCAAGGCCAAGTCATGAGAACTAAAAAAACAAAAATTATCTAATGGCTGAAATCGATAAAGCTTTAGATACTGCGGATGAAATCGCAAAGGAAGAAGACGTAGACGTTGTACTTCCTGATGCTTTCGAAGGAGAGCAACAGGAAACGTCACCCCTGGCTGATGCGTTAAAAGCAGAGGATGAGTTTTACAAAAATATTGCAAACGATTTAAGTGATGAAGTTCTACAGAGAATATCTAAAGAGCTTGTAGATGAATACAAAAAAGATAAAATTTCAAGAACAGATTGGGAGACATCCTACACAAATGGTTTAGATCTTTTAGGATTTAAATACCAGGCTATGACAAGACCATTTAAAGGATCAGCTAGTGTTACGCATCCTTTACTTGGAGAAGCCGTTACACAATTTCAAGCACAAGCTTACAAAGAATTATTACCAAGCGATGGTCCAGTAAGAGCGAAAGTTGTTGGTAATGAAGATGATGCAAAAGCTAATCAAGCTCAGCGTGTGCAAGAGTTCATGAATTACATGATTACTGAAAAAATGGAAGAGTATACTCCAGACATGGACCAGTTATTATTTTATTTACCTCTAGCAGGTTCAGCGTTTAAAAAAGTTTATTACGATGACATTATGCAAAGAGCTGTTGCAAAGTTTGTTCCAGCTGAAGATTTAGTTGTTCCTTACTATGCTACGGATTTAATGGATTGTGAGAGAATAACTCATGTTGTTAAAATGGGTGAGAACGATATTTTAAAACAACAAAAAGCAGGATTCTATAGAGATGTAGAATTAAAACCAGTTCAATACGAAAAATCACAAATTCAAAAAAAATATGAAGAGTTAGAAGGAGTAACACCTTCAGGAGATCAGCCAACAAACTTTAATATTTTAGAAATGCATGTTGATTTAAATTTAGAAGAGTTTGAAATAGAAGATCCTGAGAAACAAGTGAAAATTCCTTACATTGTTACTATTGATGAAGGTTCAGGAGAAGTTTTATCTATCTACAGAAATTATGATATTGATGATGAAAATAAAAAACGTAAAGAATATTTCGTTCATTACAAATTTTTACCTGGTTTAGGTTTTTATGGCTTTGGATTAATCCATATGATCGGTGGATTATCCAGAACAGCTACACAAGCACTAAGACAATTACTTGATGCAGGTACATTATCCAACTTACCAGCAGGATTTAAGTCTAGAGGTATAAGAATCAGAGATGATGATCAGCCATTTCAGCCAGGTGAGTTTAGAGATGTTGATGCACCAGGTGGAAATATTAGAGATCAGTTTCAAATTTTACCATTTAAAGAGCCATCACAAACTTTATACAGCTTATTAGGCTTTGTTGTACAAGCTGGACAAAGATTTGCAGCTATAACAGAGATGGATGTAGGCAACGATGCACAAAATAGAGCAGTTGGAACTACAATTGCACTACTTGAAAGAGGTTCAAGAGTGATGTCAGCCATACATAAGCGTTGTTACTACGCAATGAGAAAAGAATTTAGACTTTTATCTAAAATTTTTGCAGTTTATCTCCCACCAGTTTACCCATATTCAGTTTATGGTGCTGATAGATTGATAAAAATTCAAGATTTTGATGATAGAGTTGATGTAATTCCTGTTGCTGACCCAAATGTCTTCTCAATGTCGCAAAGAGTGACGTTAGCAAACGAAAATTTAAAGATTGCACTTTCAGCACCAGCATTACACAACGTTAGAGAAGCATATCGTAGAGTTTATGAAGCATTAGGTACGAAAGATATTGATAATGTCCTAAAACCTGAAGAGGTACCACAGCCAAAAGACCCAGCTGTTGAAAATATGGAAGCATTACAGATGAAAATACCTAAAGCATTCCCACAACAAGACCATGACGCACATATTAATGCTCATAGAGCTTTTATGGCTACAAGAATGGTTCAAATTAATCCAATGGTTTACGCATTATTGCAAGGACACATCTCAGAACACGTAAGTTTAAAAGCACAAGGTGAAGTTGGTGCAATGATTGCGCAAGATACACTTTTACAAACTATGCTGAGAGATGATCCACAAGGAGCACAGATACAAATCGATGCAATGATAGCAAATAAAGTTTCTCAGCTTACACAAGAGCTTGCTGCTTCTGAAGGTGCTGCTAATCAAGATCCATTAGTTGCATTGAAACAAAGAGAATTAGATTTAAGAGCTTTGGATCTTCAAAGAAAAGCAACTGAAAATCAAATGAACTTTGAATTGAAAGAACAAGAAGTTGAAGAGAAACTTGATATCGAAAAAATGAAATTAGAAGACAACCAAGAGCAACATGATGAAAGAATTAAAGTTGCTAGAGAGAAATTAGATGTACAAAAGAAAAAAATTAAAAAATAAAATAAAAAAATTCTCTAAAGGAGGGTTTGATTATGAAGGAGAAGCATACGGAACTACTCCAGCAGCTGATTATGGTTTGGATTTAGGCGGTGACAATAATCCTACTACACAAGCTAAAAAAACTACAGGTGTAAGTTCTGATACTGCCACTTCATCAGCAATTGGAATAATCGGCAAAACTCTTTTCGATGTTAGTGGAGCGGGACTCGTGTACAGTGGTGCAAAAAAAGCTGGTGCAAAATTAAGACAAGCAGTTACACCTAAAGTTGCAAAAGATACTGCAAAAGCCAGATTAAGTGGATCTCCTATATATGATTATAAAAAACCCCCTGTTCCAACTAAAACTACAGATGGAAGTAACGGTGAAGATTTAACAAAAATTTTGAAAAAACCAATTCAATCTGATACAACTCAAGTCGCGTCTTTTAGGCCGAAAGATTTTTTCCCCTTTCAAGCCTACAAGAGTGGAGGGGTCTCTAGCGGGCCCCCTCCTCTAAGAGGTCCGAACCCACAAGTTCCACCAGTAAAATTTAGAAAAGGGAAAATGACAAAGACATATAAGTTTTCATGCCCATCTAGACCTGATGGCATAAGAGGAATGGGAGCTGCAATCAAAGGTCATAAATTTACAGGAGTTAAATGAGTAAGGATCCAAAAGTAGGAACAGGAAAAAAACCTAAAGGTTCTGACAGAAGATTATACACAGATGAAAATCCCAAAGACACTGTAAGTATAAAATTTGCTACTCCTAGTGACGCAAGAGCTACAGTAAACAAAGTAAAAAATATAAGTAAATCTTTCGCAAGAAAAATACAAATTTTAACAGTAGGAGAACAAAGAGCCAAAGTGATGGGTAAAACTGAAGTAGCTAATATTTTTAAAAAAGGAAAGCAAACAATTAGAAATATGAGAAAAGTATAATGCCTTTTGTTAGTAAAGTCAGTATTGCTAATGCAAACAAAATTGAAACTATACATAACGAATGGTGTGTAAAAAATGGTTATCCTGTAAGATGGATAAATTCAAAAGCAGGTAGACCAAACAAAAAAGAGGTAAAAAATAATGTGGTTACAAGCAATTAAATTAGCAGCACAAGCTGGATCTAAGATATACGCAAATAGACAAAAAGCAAAAATGGCTATGTCTGAAGCACAACTGTTACATGCAGAAAAACAAGCTCGAGGTGAGGAGGCTTATCAGGGCAAATTGTTAGAAGCTAGACAATCTGACTGGAAGGACGAAGCCGTCCTCATAATCTTATCAACTCCAGTGGCTGTGCTTGCTTGGGCAGTCGTATCAGACGACCCAACTGCAATGGACAAAGTAAAATTATTTTTTGAAATGTTTTCGCAACTTCCGAGCTGGTTCACAAACTTGTGGATTTTAGTGGTTGCGTCGATTTACGGAATAAAAGGTACTCAAATCTTCCGTAACGGTAAAAAATAACCTTGCTTTCTATAAATAAAATGTTACATACCTCTAATGATTAGAGGGGATAGCGGTGACTACAATCTTTTAGATAAATGGTCTAAAGACTTTGACTGTGAAGGTCATTACTCTTGTGAGATAGGTGTGAGAGAAGGACAAGGTTCTAAAATAATTATGGATAATGTAATCAATAATTATTTTCACATTGGCGTAGATCCCTACGGTGATATTAAATACAAACATTTTGATAATGATGAAAAATTTTATTGGGAGGGAAGTCCTGATGGAAAACCACCAACTTACCCAAACTCTATGCGAGATCAAATGATTAAAGATTTTGAAGAATACACAAGAAGAGGAAAATATCATTTTGTAAATAAAACAGATATAGATTTTATGAACGATGATAATTACAAAAGAATGATTTTTTCTTTTGTTTTCTTTGATGGACCTCATACAACTAAAGACGTTTTAAGGGAAGCAATATGGTTTGCTGATAGATCGGGTAAAAATACAAGATTTGTATTTGATGATTTTAAATATTACGGAATGGAAAAAATAGCCCATGTATTAGAAAGTTGGGATTTTAAAACGATAGAAGTAGGTGACAATAAAGCTTTATTGGAGAAAAAATGCTAGATCCAACAACAGTTGATATAATTAAAAATCACTTACACAAAGAGATTAAGAGTTCTAAAGATCACATTTGCTATAGTGTTGAATCGGTAGAACAATTAATGTATGCTAGAGGCAAAATCAATGCTTACGAGGCATTGCTTCAGGATATTAAAAACCTGCAAAAGGAGGATATAGATGGTACAATTGATTAAACCTAAAATACCAATTATCGAAAAAAAAGATAAAGGTAATGAGGAAGAATCACAAATTCCTAGAGATCCGAAAGAAGTTAAGAAATATCTTGAAATCATTCCTGAACCAGTTGGTTATAGAATGTTAGTACGTCCATGGTCAGGCAAGAAAAAAACCAAAGGTGGTTTACTTCTTGCTGATGAAACTCATGACAAAATTCAAATGACTACAGTCGTAGGACTTGTTGTAAAAATGGGTGATCTTTGTTTTAAAGACAAAGAAAAATTCCCTACAGGTGCTTGGTGTAAAGAAGGTGAATTTGTTATTTATGGAAGATACTCAGGTTCAAGATTTCAAACTAAATATGGTGAACACCGTATTCTTAATGACGACGAGGTAATAGGAAAAATAAAAGACCCAGAAAATATTCTCCATTTATTTTAATAAAGGAGGATATATATGGCAGAGGTAAAAGACTATAGTGCGGAAGCGCTATTGCGTAAAGAAAAAGAGGTAGACCTCGATACCGACGGCGTTAAAGAAGAAAACGTTGAAGTCAAAGAGGAAATCAAGAAAGAGGAAAATGAAAAACCTAGTCTAAACGTAGGCGAGGTTGATTTAGGTTACACTGATCATAGTAAAGAACCTAAAGAAGAAAAAGAAAAAGTTGCTATCGAAGAAGCAGTTGAAGAACAACCAAAAGAGGAAAAAAAGGTTGAACCTAAAACTGAAGAAAAGAAAGACAACTTAAATCAATATACTGATTCTGTTCAGAAAAGAATTGATAAACTTGTTAGAAAAAGACATGAAGCAGAAAGAAGAGAAAAAGCTGCTCTGGATTATGCTAAAGGTTTACAGAAGAAGTATGACTCTACAATCAAGAAGTTTAATTCTACAGATGAATCATATCTAAAAGAATTAGATGCAAGAGTAGATGCTCAAAGAGAACAAACTAAAAATGTTCTTAGAGATGCTATTGAAAAGAATGATGTAGATAAGATCATGGAAGCTAATGACACTTTAACTAAACTTGCTGTTGAAAAAGAAAAAGCAAGATTAGAGATTGCTCATAGAGCTGAAATGAAAAAAGAAGAAGAAGAGAAACAAAAACAACAACAACAAAACGTTGAAAGCAAACCTCAAGAAGGTGTTCTCTCTCAAGAACAACAACCAAATATTACACCAAAAGCTAAGAAATGGGCTGAGGAAAATAAATGGTTTGGAGAGGACGAAGTCATGACTAATGCTGCAATTACTATTCATAACAACTTGGCCAATGAAGGTCTTGAAGTCGATAGTGATGAGTATTATAATGAAGTCAATGCAAGATTAAGGAAGTATTTTCCTGCGTCTTTCGCATCTGATGACGCCGAGCAAAAAAAGGAGCAAAAGAAACCCGTCCAAACTGTTGCTTCAGCCGGTCGAAAACAACAAGGACGCCGAACTGTGAAACTCACCAAATCACAGGTAGCTATCGCTAAAAGATTAGGGGTGCCACTAGAGGAATACGCTAGATACGTGAAGGAGGATATATAATAATATGACTGAAATAAAAAGAACTTCACGCGAGTCAGAAACTAGAAAAGCAAAAGATGCTCCAAAAGTTTGGACTCCACCATCCAGTTTGGATGCGCCACCTGCACCAAAAGGGTATGCCCACAGATGGATAAGAGTATCCGTTGCGGGTTTTGACGATACATCAAATGTATCGAAAAAATTGAGAGAAGGTTGGGACTTCGTTTCTGCAGAACAAGTGCAAAATGAAATGGGTGCCAATAAATATCCAGTTTTTACCGACGGTAAATATCAGGGGTTAATCGGGATTGGGGGCCTTGTGTTGGCAAGGATACCTGAAGAGATCTTGAAACAAAGGCAAGCCTACTTTAGTAGAATTACTCAAGATAGGATGGAAGCCGTGGATAGAGAACTCATGAAGGAACAACACCCAGACATGCCTATCAATATTGATAGACAGTCTAGAGTGACCTTTGGTGGTAGTCGCAAGAAATAATATTTTTGCAATTGCTACAGGGTCTTAAACATAAACGTTAATAAGGAGAACTATAATTATGGCAAACGTAAGTGAAAAGTTTGGTCTAAGACCTTACAGAAAACTTGACGGTACACCACTTGTAGGAGCCCAAAACAGATACACAGTTAAAAGCAACTATGCCACTGCGATTTTTCAAGGTGACTTAGTTGTAGCAGTATCAACTGGAAATATTGAAAAATATAATCCCGGTTCAGATGCTGGTCTTTCAACTGCGGCTGTGGGCGTTTTTAACGGCGTGTTTTATACAGATCCAACTACTCAAAAGCCAACTTTCAAAAATTACTACCCAGGTAGTGTTGTTGCAAGTGATATAACAGCTTTTGTTGTGGATGACCCAGATGCGGTCTTCTTAGTAGATGCTGATGAAGCGTTTACAAGAGCGGACTTGTTTAGAAACTATGCTGTTACGAACACTACAGGTGTTACTGAAACAGGTATATCAAAAGCACAATTAGATGTATCAAATTCAGGAACTACAGTATCTTTCGTATTACAAGCGATCGATATTTCACAAGATCCTGACAACTCAGATACAGCTACATCAAACGCTAATATCTTGGTGAGAATAAACCACCACCAATATAGAAGCAGAACAGGCGTTGCGTAATAAAGGAGAATAAACTATGGCAATATCAAGAGCACAACTAGTTAAAGAACTAGAGCCAGGTTTGAATGCTTTATTCGGCCTGGAATACAATAGATACGAAAATCAGCATGCTGAAATTTACGTATCTGAAACATCTGACAGAGCTTTCGAAGAAGAAGTAATGTTAAGCGGTTTCGCTTCAGCACCAGTTAAACAAGAAGGTGCGGGAGTAGTGTTTGATCAAGCAGGTGAAACTTTCACAGCTAGATACACACACGACACAATCGCGTTAGCATTCTCAATCACTGAGGAAGCAATCGAAGATAACCTATATGACAGACTTGCTGCTAGATACACAAGAGCATTAGCAAGATCTATGTCAAATACGAAGCAAGTTAAAGCTGCAAACGTATTGAACAATGCACAGAAAGCTGCTGTAACAGGTGGTGACGGAGTATCGTTAATTAACAACTCTCACCCACTTGCAACAGGCGGTATTTTCTCAAATGTATTGGCAGTTGCTGCAGATCTTAACGAAACTTCGTTAGAGCAATCATTGATCGACATCGCAGGATTCGTAGATGAAAGAGGCTTAAAAATCGCTGCTCAAGGTGTAAAAATGATTCTTCCAAAAGAATTACAATTTACAGCTGAGAGATTAATGAAGTCTCCTCAAAGAGTCGGAACTGCAGATAACGACATCAATGCTATCGCTTCAATGGGAATGATTCCTCAAGGTTACAGAGTTAATAACTTTTTAACTGACACAGACTCATTCTTCATTTTGACTGACATCCCTAACGGATTTAAACACTTCGTTAGATCGCCAATCAAAACTGCGATAGAAGGTGACTTCGATACTGGTAACGTTAGATTCAAAGCTAGAGAAAGATACTCTTTTGGATTCTCTGATCCAAGATGTGTATTTGGTAACGGAAACTTACCAACTAGCTAATACTAATTAACAGTATTACATATTAAAGGGCGGTGCGTTTGCATCGCCCTTTTTTTTATGGTAATTAAAAAAATGTTTATTTCTTCTTTTAAAATAAAAAAAGATTTTAATGACTCTATCAAAAAAGAAATATTATCTATTAAAGATAGTTGGAAGAAAGATTTAAATAATGTAAAAGCCTTAACTTCTGGATGGCAACCCGATTATTCTTTTTTTAAAACACTAAATGAACAGATGTGTCTTAAATTAAATGAAATTACCAAAATTAAACTTAAACCCGATAGTTGGTGGGCAAATTATTATAACAAAGGTCATTTTACAAAATTACATCATCATCAACCAGCACTTATTAGTAGTGTAGTTTTTATTAAAATAGATAATACAAATCCCTTATATTTCAATTTAAAACCAGGAATTTTGAACGTTAAAGAGGAGGAGGGTTTGGTCATAGTATTTGATTCTAAATTAGAGCATGGTGTAAATTCCTGTAATGAAGAAAGAATTACACTAGCAGTGGATTTTATAAAGGACATCTAGTATAATATAATTCCTAGTATAAATTATCTGCAGACTGGCTAGGCAGACGCTATAGAGACTGCAGGTGTAAAACTATAGGAGAAATAAATTATGGCAAACACAACATTTGACGGACCAGTCCGATCAAAAAATGGTTTTATTAACTTAGGACCAAGTGCAGTAAAAGCTGAAACTTTAGCTACAGACTTAACTGTTGCTGCACACGCAGGCAGACTAGTAACAATGGATCCTGCGGGAACACCTACTGCAATAACAATACCTGCAATCAATGCGACTGCAGACTCAGCTGTTGCTGGACCAGGTAGTGATCCAAATAATCCAAATACTATTGGTACAACTTTTGAAATTCTTTTTATTGATGATTTCACAGGAACTATCAAGACTGCTAACACAGCTGACAAATTTGTTGGTGCTGCTACAGTCGGTATTGATGCGTCAGTAGCTGGTAAACAATTTGTTGCAGCAACTGGTGATAATGAAGTTAATCTTAATGGTGAAGCTGGAGCGTCTGTTGCTACAACAGGTGGTCTAAAAGGTTCAAGAATTAAATTTACTGCAATCGCAGCTAACTTATATGCTGTAGAGGGTCAGTTAGTTGGTTCAGGATCAATTGCAACACCTTTTGATGCTCAGTAAAAGTTAATTATCTTGGTGGGAAACTTCAGGACATTTATATGATCTTGATACCCACCTAGACCAAATATTAGGAGAAAATATGTCAAGTACGAGTATACAGGCAAAAATGTTTAAAGCTGTTTCAGCTGATACAGCTGCCGTTGCTGCTTTACAAACAACTGGTGGTGCTGGCGATTTCACATTAAAATCAAGTTCTGTAAGTGATGGATCAAACATGGCTACGACTGTAACTTTAACTTCTGCTGGAAATATTTCCGGAGTTAATTTTACAATAACTGGAACTGATGAAAATGGAGACGCGGTAACTGAAACAAGAGTTGGACCTAATGCAGATACTGTAACTACTACTGAAGCCTTTTTAACAGTAACACAGGTCTCTGTAGATGCTGCTGTAGGAACTAACACATCCGTTGGTTTTTCTGCTACATCAACAACAAAAGGAATTGTTTTTGCTGGAGCTACAAGAGTAAGAGGTATGCATGGAGTTTCAAACGCTTCAACAGCTGGCGCAATGATAATTAGAAACACTTCACACTCAGGTGCGAAGAGATTAGAAATTGATGCACCTGCTGCAGCCGCTATGATTGATCCGTATATTCCAGATGAAGGTATAAGATACCCTAATGGAGCATACATTGATATCAGCGGTGGTTTCGACAGTGTAACGGTATTCTTTGATGGAAAGTCTCAATAGTTATACATTAGAGCTTTTAAATTTAAAACGTGGAGGCGATGTTCAGCCTCCGCGTACTAAAAAATACTATCGTTCTACAAAAAGTGGAGCGGGTATGACAGCAGCTGGAGTTGCGAAATACAGAAGAGATAATCCTGGATCAAAACTCAAAACAGCTGTAACAGGAAAAGTAAAACCTGGGTCTAAAGACGCAAAGAGACGTAAATCTTTTTGCGCTAGAAGTGCAGGGCAAATGAAAAAGTTTCCAAAGGCAGCTAAAGATCCTAATTCAAGATTAAGACAAGCAAGAAGGAGATGGAAATGTTAAAAAAAATAAAAGACAAAATAAAGAAAATTTGGAATAATATCATTTCTAAATTTTGGGTGTAATTTATGGCGTTAAAGATCGGAGAAGACCAGGCAGTACAGATGCCTATGAAGACGGTTGCTAGCTTGATCGCGATCGTCGCTATCGGCGTGTGGGGTTATTTCGGAGTTATAGAACAAATTAATAGACATGAAACAAGATTAGAACTTATGAGTTCTGATC